CACCCCCTCCAGTATTACCCGATCCGCGTCCGAAGGGTGGGGCGTCGATTGATGATGCCGTTGCGGAACTCCGCGAACTCGTCAAGCTCCAGGAAGCTCAGCGAGAACTGACGGGAAAGACATATCAAGCCCTCATCGGTGGAACCGGTGGAGCGGTCCTGACCACCCCGTCCCGAGTAGAAGGTGCATTTCCCGAACACTGGCAGGGCGTCGAAGGACGAGCCAGGCGAACAGCCGCAGGGATGACGACACTACGGCAGTCTACTCAGGCGGTGTTAAGCAAGAGCACATTCGGTAAGTGGTTGATGAAAAAGAGCCAGAAGGTTGGCTCCTGGATGAAACGGCGGGTGAACAAGACGGGACTTTCCGTCCTCGGCAACAAGGGGATGCACTTCATGACCCAACTGGCCGAAACGGGAATGGCGGTTGTTACTGCCTTCGTGAAGATCCGTGACGCCACTGACAGATGGACCGAACAGTCTCTTGCAGCCGCCAAGAAGTTCGCTGACGTATCCGGATCGATGGCAGGGGTGTTGGCTCAGCGGGAAATTCTGGAGATGCAGCGTAACGTCAAGCGTGGGGAAGCCACGGCTGCGTCTGCGGGTTCATTGGTGCAATCCGAAGACAGACGTAAGCAGGCAGAAGACAAGATCGGGGCATTACTCGACAACGTCTCCAATCGACTTCTGGCACTCGGGAATGGACTCATCGCAAGAGTCATCGAGCCGTTGGGGGACTTCTCGGAGAAACTGGACGTCATGATCCGGAGATGGTTCGGAGACGAAGATGAAAGGGCTGCTGCACTCCCGGACGTGATGGCAGGAATCATTGACGCCGACATCGAGAATCAGAAGCGATTCCGGGAATTGATGCTCGCAGCCAGGGCAGCGGGATTTGCCGCAGGTGGGGCTGTCGCCCCTGGTGGTGGCGGTGCCCCAGTAGGAAGATTACCAAGACCTTGATCAGTCTAACGTATGGCATCATACCAGTACAACGGGGTATTTTTGCAATTGACTCAAACTCTTGAGTTCAGTTGGAAGATGCCTCGTGACCCAACTTACACCGACGCCCTCTACACGGAATACACCATTCGAGTGAGAGGATTCTTATCCATCTCTGAAGGTTCATTCCCCGGCGTTAATGAACCCAAGTCTTCGGCTGAGACAATCGCTCTGATCAAGTCGAAGCTCGAAGCTCCACGACGACCCATGCTGTACATCATGGGGGCCACACCGATGATCCAGGTTCCCGAAGGTGAGATTGACGATAAACTCGGACCTGATCCTCTTCCTGCCACGGTACGGGAGGTGTCCACGGGTACGTTCTTGGTAGAGTGTGGCTGCATCGTCCGACTTGTGGAGTGTGATGCGGAATGTCCCGAAGGGGCCACCTTCAGTCCGGTCATCTCCCTCCGGTGGACACAGAGCGAGTCCTTCGACCAGAACTGGAATTCCAACCTGACCACGGACGGGAAGCTAATCGTTCGGAGTTCCCTCCTGCAATGTGCTGACAACTTCCGAATCGAATGCACTCCACCCCTTCTGCCCGATTACATTCGTACCAAGTCGCAGTACACTCTGTCGCCGGACGGATTAGAGGTAGACTTCCACTTCGAGGATCAGGAAGTCGACCGACTCCCGCCGTTCCCGTCCACGACGGCTAATGGGACGTACGTGGTCGTCACGCCGCAGCCTGGTTTTCGTCGTATTGGCACAGTGATGCTCGAACTGGAGGGACCAAAGGGAACAGATCGAAAAGCTCTGATGAATCGGGCGATCCGAATGGCTTACAACAAGCTGGCCACGGATGGGTTCCTGGGTGGTAAAGGAAGCGTTCCTATCTGGTGGGGGCAATTCAATGAAGATCTCTTCGTCCCCAAAATCGCCGTGACGATGTCGGCCATGTTGACCAACCTGAGCGGACCCAAAGTCGCCTTTGCAGCAGCGAACGATCAGGTTCCCGTAATGCCGTCTTGTGGCGTCCAGACGTTTGGTCTCCAGTCGAATCAACCGGGCATCTCTCCTCCGGATCGGAAGAGGATTGCGGGACTTCTGGTGGCGTCGTTTCTGGACCCGTGTCTTTGCATCGAAACCGAAAAGTCGATGCAAACCACGACTCAGGGGCCATCATTCCAGAAGAATCCCGACATGCTTCAAACCGGGGGAGCATTAGCAGGGATTGGCGGCTCCATCACTTTGGGGGGTACAGGGACTTCGCCTTCCACGATTACGATTGGATCGACCAGTTCCAATTCCACGGAAGTGCTGTCCGACACCGCCCCCTACACCATTTGCGAAATTGAAACCACCGTCGTCAACGATAGTGGCAACGTTCAGATGCCGGGGACCGGACTCGGCTCACAGGGGGGAGTGTCCGCCATCGTGAAAGCTCACGGTGGGATGATGTCCGTCATGACAACGTGGGTGATGTCCCGAATTGGTGCTCCACCCGTGTATCCCACGTTCGAGTCCCCCAACTCCAACCTTGTTCCTCTTCGGGGAAGTGTGGTGATGGAAGATGCCCGTGTGAGTCCGGATGGCCAGAACATGGTCTTCTCCGGAGCGGGGTATTACTGGCACGCCATCCTGAACCCACAGAATTACCAAATTGCTCCTGCTGTCGCTCCGTTTTACAATGACCTTGTTCGTCAAGGTGGGGGACTCGCGGCCAGTGCATGGACGAATTTGATTACCTGGGCTGTCCAGGCTCAGGTTTCGAGTGGTTCGCAGCCATTCCAGGTTGGGGGTGTTCAGCCCGAACAGCCCCCACAGACACCACAGGGATTCCAGGAGTCTTCTATTCCAACTGACGGTGGTGGGAGCCAACAACAGTCCACGAATACGTCACAGGATCAGGGATATTTCTTCTTTACGCCCAACATTCATTGATTTGTAAGAACATCCCAGTGCAACGGGTTAATAGTTGCAACATCGACGTCGATTGGCAGACCTGATTGTGGTAGGAGGAAACCGAAGTGGCGATTGCCTTCACCGGAACAGAGGGGCTTTTTACGAGGATTGGCAGACTCCTCCATGTTGCTTATTTGACAACACCTTACGCTGCATCCCTTCCCGCCGCGTTCGCGTCCATTAATGCCCAGTACGAGACGACGTTCCTCTCAATCGGGGGAGCGATTTCCGTACAGGCCAACGCTCTCACACGAGTGTCTTCTGGAGTGATGGCGTTCGCATCCCAGGCGGCTCAGAACACCGTCATTCAAATGGTGAGGGCCGATCAGCCCTCCCAGTCACGAAGTCTTCAGGCTGCACTCTTGGAAGTTGTGCGGCAGATGATTCTTCAGGGCGTCACGGTGGAAGCCAACGTCATCGCGATCATCCCCACACAACTCACGGGAAGCGTCGGAAACGGAGTTCTCGTCACCACCACCAGGCGAGGTGATGGTTTGGTGCAGGAAAACTCTATTCAGGAAACTCTTCGTCTGGTATGCACCCAGGACGCCTACACCGGGACAGCTACAGCAGGTAGGGAACTGTTCGCTCTGGCAGGATCACCCGACGTCACGAATTCCGTATGGGATTATGACTGGCCAACCGGGTCAGCCGCAAGCGTACAGGCTAACGCGATCTCTTCCACACAAGACGCCAGTACGAGCGGGAACTTCTTGACCAACGGCGACTTCGAGGACTGGTCGAGTGCCGTCACCCCGGTGTTGAGCAATTTCACTCTTTCTGTCGGCACCTGGGGAACCGACATCCAGCGGAACAGCACGAACCAGAACACCGGCACCTACTGTGTTCAGTTCAATCCCGGAGCGACGAACACTGTCCTCTACCAGGAATTCGGCAATGCAACGACGGGGACTTCCGTCTCCCCGGCAGGGCTGACACCGTACTGCGTGAACCTCTGGCTACGAAAAGTGTCGGGCACCATTTCGGCTGGTGTACTCACGGTAGAACTCGTTGACGGGTCAGGAGTTGTGACTCAGGACGAGCAGGGAGTGAACAACTCCTTCACGGTGACGCTTTCCACCCTGACCACGTCCTACGTGGCCTACAGTGGGAATTTCCGGCTCAGTAACACACCGCCTGACACGGTCAGACTCCAGTTCCGCATCTCCACCGACCTGGCGGGTGCTCAGTTTGTGATGGACGACGTGTGCTTCGCGGCTCCGACCTTGATGTACACCGGAGGACCGTACTTCCGGGTGTTCAGTGGAGCCACGCAATTCGTTGCAGGAGACGGATGGAATCTTAGTTTGACTAATAACTACGGTGGTGCATCGAATCTTGGAACGTTCCAAACGGGTTTTGCAAGGCTCCTATCGACCCCACAACTTGGTATCCTGCTTCCGTCCGCCACCCCCGGCACGGTGAGCAACGCCCTTATAAGTGCTTGATTGAGGAAATTCGATGGAAATTCCTGTAGCATTATTCCTGGCGATGGAGGAATCCATCGGCTTCTTGGCGGAAACAGGACAGCCGATGTTTCTTGCTCAGGAGTGATTGAATGCCAGCGAATCCTATACTCACCGTCGGTCAGGTCGTCAAATCCGCAGGGGATTCGGTACGCATCCCAATGGATATGGGCGACATTCAAGCGTTCATTGACCTTCTGACTGACTCCAACGGCAACTTCGATCCCACCGCTACGGCAATTGATACGTTTGACATCACGACGAGTGGAGCCGGAGCCCCCACCGTGACGGACAAGCAGAAAGATTCCGAATACCAAATAAGTGGCGTGGTCAGTGGTGGCACTGCGGGAAGTTATTCGATTGTGTATTCCGTTGTCCTGACCAACGGAATCGAAATCAGTCGTACTGGGGCAATCACTATTAAGTGAGTTTGTATGTCATGGTCGTATGGAATTACTCCGATCACCCCCGAGGACATGCTGGGCATTCTCGAAAAGAGAGTGCAACAGATGACCGGACTTGGGGACAGGGCATTTCTCTCCCTTTGGAGCCAGAGGTTTCTTCTCCAATCCCCCCGAGCACAGAAGTTCATCACCATCCGACCCGTTAACTTCCCGGTGTGGCAGTCGGTGTGTGACGGCTCGGGTTTCGAGAACCCCCTGACCGGCTACAACGCGGCAATCACACTTACCGTGTACGTACAAAACAGTTCCGACCCGGAGACGTGGTCTATCAACCTCGTCCGAGAGAATGTACTGTCCCTTACTACGCTCGTGAACCTGGCAGCGGCATCCATGCAAGGATACGTTCCGATTGTCACCGTGGATGATGAAGAACTCGCCCTGGTACGGGAACCGATGCGGATGGCAGATTCGGGGTGGCGATTCGGAGACGCTACGGACGGCAAAGGTGGACCGTGGAGTTACGCGACGGTGGACTTCGAGTGTCGGTTCTCTGCAAAGTTGCCTGAACTGCCAGACATAGTTTCACCGAATATTATCTAGAATATGCCCATATCATTCGCAAATGTCGGTTTGACTCCTCTTCACGAACACCATGAATTGGCGGCACAATTCTGGCACGCACACCGGATCAATGAGTTCGATCATCAAACCTTCTTTGTTCCTTCGATACAGCAATTCCCGACTCCGTATCCACCACAAAGAGAGCCACCCGCACTTGGTAGGCTTCATTGGCCTACCGGAGCGGATCAGTGGAGTACGTGTCACCTCGTCGCCACGGGAGCACAGGTCAGTCAACTCCGCTCGATCATCGGGACCACACCGACTGCTCAAACACTTCTGATCACAGACGGCACAACAGCCGGAACCATCGAAACGGAGATGTATTTACTTCCTCCGCGTCCCATCTGTCAGAAAGGCAGTGACGAATGGTTCTTATTAACGTTTGTAGATTCCCGTTTTTGGTGGCACCAGTGTGGCAGTGCCGAGATTCCCGATCCCCCCGGCACGTGGAGCGAATTCCTCGAAGCACTGTTCGCTTTGTTGGGGGAAAGTCCTCTTATAGACGTTATACCGTCAGAGTATTTGGAGCCTAACGCACTGCGATGGACAACTGGGATTCAGCCGATTCCCATCGTGATCGAATGTGTCTGCAAGCAAATCGGAATGAAGACGGTTCGGAACCTTGATGGCACAGTCGAAGTCGTCACGGCGTCTTCTGCTCAGGCGTCGGACGAGTCCCGATGGACTGCTATTCAAAACTTGGTGCTGAACGGTGGAAGACTCACCGGGGCCGACATCGGACGGATGGCTCCATCCTCCGTAGATGTCATCTTCTTCGACGGAAACACAGGCACATCCACTCCCGTCAACGTCACGCTGGCGTCACTGGGGCTTTCCGGATACGAAGGTGTTGAGGGTGTCTCAGCCGGAATCGGACGAATTACAGCGGACCCACTGACGACCACGGCACTCCAACAGACAGCCTATGCTCTTCAAGCCGCGACTGACTATTACAACTGGCTCCTGGGACTGACCGACGCAACCCTTCGTGGAATTGTGAACATCAATCCGGAAGGACTGGACGACTTCGTGGAGTGGGTTCACCACCCTGACATGCTGGTGACCCGAATCCTCCGTTCCCAGTGGGCGGACCGGAACATCTACGGCGAGCTTGGAGCCAACTTCCCCAACCCAAACTGGATTCCGGGTGGGGGTTCTGGTGGAAGTGGTGGTTCCGGCTCCGGGTCGGGTTCTGGAAGCGGCAACGACGGCTGTACGGCAGCGGTGAATCCCGTCAGTGTCGAGTGTGAAGAAGGAGAGCGTGTCCTACGTTCGACCGTCCTGGCGGTTGGGTTGAATTCGGATGGGCAATTTGTCCTTTCCCAGTGTGAAACACTCGATTATCCACTAGGTCCGTGTTCCCCGGTTGACCCCAATGGAACGACACTGTCCGCCGTGGTGATGGTGTGTCCGATCTACGCGACCTGTCTTTCGCTTGACGCCAGTCACGAACTTCTACCCGAAGACTGGCTGATCGACGTGGAGGGCGGCAATACCATCACCCTTCCCAGTTCCGAAACGGCAGGAGAGGGTTGTTGGTTCGTCATCACGAACACAGGCGGTGGAACAGTCACAATTGAGGCTCAGGGAGGACAGACGATCAACGGGGAAGCGTCGATTGAACTCACCGACGACTTCTCTTCGGCTTTGGTTTTTCTGTCCTGCTCCGACACAACCGACTGGACAGCCGCAATCCTGTCAGGAACGCCAAGTGGGTCCGGTACAGTCGAAAGCATCACCCTCACGACTGCTAATGGGATGCAAGTCAGTGGTGGAACGACTCAAACAATAACAACAACAGGTACGTTTGCTCTCACACTTCCGTTCACTCTGGCGGGTTCGGGAACCCTCACGAACAGTGGCACTTCTTCCGTATCCGGAGCGAACACCGGCGACCAGTTCACTTCTGAGACGGCTTCTACCTTGATCGGGAGGGGTTCAGCAGGAGGGTCAGGGGCTGCACAGGAAATATCTCTAGGTTCCGGTTTGGCGATGACGGGCACTACTTTATCCGCCACCGGAAGTGGAGGAACTGTCACATCGGTTTCTGTGGTAACTGCCAACGGAGTCAGTGGATCAGTCGCGACAGCCACCACGACTCCCGCCATTACCCTTACGCTTGCGGCAATTACGCCGTCGAGTGTGAATGGAATCACTCTTTCTGGATCAGGATCGATTGCGAATTCCGGGACTTCTTCACTAACCGGATTTACAGGCAGCGGGGCATCCTCAAACACAAACACCGGCGACCAGAATCTCTTTTCCTCTGTTGTGGTGAGTGGTCAGACGACGGTCACGGTCAACTCGGTGACGACGGCTCTGACTTTGGTAGCTGGAACGGGAATCACCCTCACCACGGACAACACGGCGAAGTCAGTAACGATCACAGGCACGGGTGGAACCGTCACATCCGTCACGGGAACCACGAATCAAGTTTCCGTAGCGACAGGAACCACAACACCCGTCATCAGCTTGGCAGGGCCACACAACTTCACCACACAGACCATTCACGGCATTCTTCTGGGGCAGACGACGGGGGCAATCACAGCCACAGCCGCGATGTCGGACGGGCAACTCCTTGTTGGGCAGACTTCAGCCGACCCACTCCCCAAAACGCTGTCCGGTGATGCTACGCTTGCCGCCACCGGAGCGATCACCCTCAAAAACACAGGGACTGCGGGAACTTACGGACAGGTCACGACCGACGCACAAGGAAGAGTGACAGCCGGTGCAACGTGTGATGTGGCTCACGGCGGGACCGGTGCGACAACACTGACGATTCATGGGGTTTTGCTTGGTCAAACGACCGGGGCTGTTGTCGCTACTGCTGCGATGACGGACGGTCAGTTATTGGTAGGGCAAAGCTCTGCCGATCCCCTTCCGAAGACGATGAGTGGGGATGCAACCCTTGCCGCATCGGGGGCAATTGAAGTTGCTGGGACTCTTCTGGGGGCAAGTGTTGTTGCTACGAGTCAGTCTACGTCCAGCACAACAAATACGAATCTGACGACTGTTCAAAGTGTCACTCTTACTCTTCCAACAGCGTGTCGTATCATCGTTGAGTTGGGGGCGACGGCTTCTCACGATACGGTGAACGGTTCTGCTCGTCTTGTAATCGACCTGGATGGTTCCGATACTGACGGTCCCACGTGTCGTTGTACCGCAGCAACACTGCTTTTCCCGTGTACAGGAGGAGCAGTAGATTTAGGTACTGTATCTTCTGGCTCCCATACATTTACAATGCAATTCAGAACCAATACGGGGACTGTCACTTTCGAGAAGCGTAGCATGTTGATTTACCGTTGTCCCCCGTAAGAGCTTCGCCCGTAACCTTTTGAGGGCTTACCGTGCCAGGAATTGCAATCCTTGATCCCAACAACTCCGAGGTTGTTCTCGGAACCGCCAAGCACCCCTACGTTGTCCAACAGGAACTGTTGGCACTTTCGACTCCGAAGAAGAACGCAATCTTCGCGGACGTGACGACCGGCAGTCCGCCGTTGTGGGCCGCGACGTTCAACAGTCCAGACGAAATTGACACTTTCAATGCTTTTATTCCTGCAACGTCGGTAGGGGCGACACTGGATGAGAAGATGGCAGCGGTTGCTGTCTATCTTTTCACTCACCCACTGTACCTACAAGCTCCAGCTTTCGATCCGACCATCAACATCGTTCCCTACATACCGTGAGTTTCGATGGCCCGATTCATGACCGGCATTCGAGTGGAACGACGGGTAATCACTGTGCCTGTGGCACAACCCGTCACCGGCTGCGTCGTTCCCACCGAGGATGAATGCTGCGATGGCGGCAGTGGATCGGGCACCTTCTGCGAGGAAGGATGCACAAGCACATGCCCCGCTTGTGCATCAATGGCCAAACGCTGGACCTTCCTGTCTCCTGGTGATGAAGCGGAAATCACTCTCTGTTACCTCGAAAACTCCAATGACGGCAACCCCTGCACGTTCATGTCGGAGGACATGACGTGGCGTCTGTATCTGTCGGTACTCGATACCTGGACCCTGGAGAACCTGACGACGGGGGATCTGTTCTTCCTGGAGAACTCGGAGTGGGACTGTGTTGGGCTGAACCACATGGAGGATGCTCTGGGAGCGACCGCAGTGGATGTCTCGCCGGTGGATTCGTGTGAACCGATGGGCTGGGATTGTGTGGATGATGATTGTGTCGAAGAACCGGGTGGCGCCTATCCAACAAGGCAGGAGTGTATTGACGCGGGGTGTGGGGTTATCATTCCCGACTGCGACGACGTGCCTATCCCACCAGAGATAACTCTAACAATCAGTGGCACAATAGCTTATGATGGAACTTACACCCTAACATACGACGCCGGACTTGGGTTCTGGAACAATGACACGTCCCTGCCCGGTGTCGCGTTTAACGCTCAATGCTTCATGCTGTCACGCTGGCAGCTGGTGATTTTCAATCCCGCTCCGATTGTTTACGATGACCCCAGCAGCACATTGTCGCCCGTATCAGCAACGTTCTCGATCAATACTGGCACGGGAGTCCTTAGTTAGGATCAGGTATCTGGTAGAGGTACAGGAAGTACCTACCAGATACGATCCTGATCTTTGTGGAATCTTCCGGCGGCTTTCCTTCCTTAACAACCTTCCCCTCTTCCAAGATGGTATAAAGTTTGTATCTGCCAGCCGATCCGCCTCTCGCATCCTCGATTATGACGGTGTCACCAAGAGACATAACTGACCCTGATATCGAGGGAGTTCTGCCTTCTTGACCAAGAAGGTATCCCACCGCCAACCCCAATAGGACACCGGCCGCGACGATGGCGATTCCACTGCGGCGATTTCGACTCTGGGGTTCAATTGACTGACTCATAATTCCACTCCCAAGTTTCGAGTTCGACACCGCGAAATGCGATGCATCTTCTCAGTACAACCATACCCCCCTAAAATACTCCAGGACGGAGAGGGGATTGCCTTTCAGGAAATTGCTCCTTTCCGTCACCGGAATTATCGACACAGACCGGAAGGTGACTCTTGCCCAGCAAAAAGGAACTCGAAGCTGTCTACTTGAAACGAAAAGAAGCGGAACGTGGCATTAAGCCTCCTGCCACTCCCAAGAAGGTCGACCCGACGTTCTGTCTTCATCGCGGTAAGGAGACAGGGGAAACGAAACAGTGCCCTTCCTGCTCCGGGATGGTTCAACTCAAAGTCTTCAGTTGTGCTGTTCCCAAGCACGGAACCTGCACCATCAGCAAGAAGATCGAAGGGGTTTCTTGTTGCGTTTCATGTCCCGACCGCAAGCCCAAACCCCAGATTCGTCCTGCCATCCTTCAACCAGCCGTTCCGTCCACTGTCCTCAAGGAATGGAATCACACCAACTTCTTTCCTCAACTCGCAGGGTATCGGTTCAACCCCGGAATGACGGAATGGAAGGACGGTTACGCCTTCGCGTGGCGGGATGGATGGGCCGGGTCGAACATCTGGATCTGTGAACTCAACAAGCGATTCGATCCTGTCAGCCAGCCGAAGAAACTCGAACTGTCCCACAAACGGGCGAATTGGGGCCGCGAAGACCCACGTCTATTCGTCTTCAAGGACAAACTGCACGTCTCGTTCATTGGGGTGGTGGGAAGGAACCGAAAAGTCACCCAGACGCATCAACTGTACGCTCGATTGGGGCAGAATTACGACACAGAACAGATATTCGCTCCAGATTGGCCAGGAGTACCCTCAAACAGGTGGCAGAAGAACCATCTTCTGCACCAGGATCGTCCAGGTGGGGATTTATACGCCATCTACAGTTTATCCCCACTAAAGGTGGCAAAATTGAATGGTGAACGAGCGGAGTGGGTTTCTGAGGCTCCTGGCATTCCGTGGGAAGGGGGGGAACCGAGGGGTGGGGCACCTCCGGTTCGGGTGGGTGATGAGTTGTGGGTGTGGATGCATGATCGTTTCGGATCACCCAGTCGATACCGGACCGGACTCGTTACCCTGGATGCCAAACCCCCCTTTGCGTTCCGAAGGATCATCCCTCGTCCGGTTCTGTTCGCGGACCTGGATACCAAGCCCACGAATCAGTACATAGCCGTAACATTCGTAGGTGCATCAGTTCGAGTTGGTGACGACTGGATTACGGCCAGTGGAACACATGATCGACACATCACGTTCCACAAATACCGTCACGAGGATCTGGAAAGAGCACTTACTCCCCAACGTACCGTTGTTGCATTTACAAACCCAATGCACTAGGAATGACGGGCAACTTGGAGAGTTACAACTCTCCAACTGGTTTCACATTGGCTGTACTCGGCATGTCACCCCGCATTCCACCTACCGTTCCTCCGGTTGCAACTACAAACCGGTTGCACTCGGTATGTCACCATCAACTTGTTGGTCAATAAAAATCGACGTGTTTTCGTTGCAACTACAAACCGGTTGCACTCGGTATGTCACCACTTGGGAGAGTAGCATCCTCTTGCCCGAAAAGCAAATCAAGCTGTTGCCGCGAGAGGGTACTTATTTCCAAGATTGACGTCTGTCTCCTCCTGCTGACAATGCATCTAAATCCTTATTTTGTAATAACTTACGTCCTGCGAGATCCTGATTTCAGCAACAAAGAGTATTATCCCGTTTCCTGTACAGGACTTACGGACAATTTGTCAGTGAGCAGTGTTTTCACCTCCTCCGCTCTCGCGGCCCTGGACTGACTGAATCAACTCTGCGTACTTTCGGCGTTTCTCTGCGTAGGAACGGAAATAATTCCACTCCTGTTCGGAAATGTCAGTTCCTTTTGGGTATTCGGGTAGTTCGTTCAGTAAGCTCCACAAAGCGATTCGTTCGTTCCACTCCCTTCCGAGCTTCTCCTGTTCAAAGTTTTTCTTGGCGTCGGAAGCTCGTGTGTGAAGGATGGTCGATGTCCCCGTTAACACAGCCCATCCCCGGCTGTCGAATTCTCTTTTCAGAAAGACGGACATCCAGATGTCACTGAAACGATGGAGGATGGAAATTCTTCCAGTCCCACGACATCTCTTGCAATCGGGATGACCCTTCCATTCATTACCGGAGTCCAGTATTCGACCGGGACCAGTGCAGGTACTGCATCCGTCCGTGACGCCAGAATCTGGTCCCATCGGAGCGAAGTACAGGTACGGCAGAGCTTCTTTCCGCACCATCAAACTCATTCCACAGAGGGCCGATAGAACACCTCTCGGAATCGGACCGATGTAGTAGGGGAGAGTGTAGGGGACACCTGTCTGCGTACTGAACCAGTTGGTTTCCGAACTTGGAGTCTGATTCTCCAGTCGTAACTGTGTCTCACCGTCGAAATCCGGCACACCCACCCAAACCCCGTGGGACAGCATCACGGGACTTTCTTCCCGTGTCGAATACGGCTCCCCCCGCAAGTGAAGTTCCGTGTCGTGGGCAGTGGACATCCAGGACGTTGAAACTTTCTTGTTGAGAGCATTCAGGTGAGCTTTAATCGGGTCGTCCCAGTTGTCCTTCCAGTACCCGGACGGACAGTCACAGAAGGAAACGGGAGCGACGTCGTCATCGGCGGTGAAGATGAAGTCAGCCCCCATCGCAGCCGCAGCGACGAATCCGAGGTTGCGGCACGCATCACTGAATCGAACGAATAAATCCCGGTGATCCGTCCACACCTTCTCCAGCAAGGGTGTGTGGGTGATGTCCATTTCGGTTTTGGAGCAGCCTGGCGAGTAAGTGACTCGTGGACGCTCCCCGTCCCATACCGTGATCAAGGAAACTTCGTGTTTGTCAAACAGGTAATTCCACGCCTCACGGAACTTGGTCATTTGTTCCGGTCGTATCGTAGGTGTAACGCATACCAATTTCGGCTTCATTATTTCCATCCTGTGCTGCGTTGCAGAATCGTCAACCCGTGGCGGAACTGCGTCGTACATCCGAACGCGATTGCCTGCCATCCTCGTTGGAACAGACACCGAACGAATTCTCGTTCCCCGTCCACGGTTTCTTTCCGTGCAGTGAACTTCTTGAAGTCCTCGTTGGGATACGGATCGCACCAGTCGCCCGTGTCGTGGCAAATCAGAAGTGCCGTGGGACTCAGGCGGAATTCCAGAATGTCGTAAGCCGCGAGAGAATCCTCGCATTTGTGGCTGGCATCGAAGTACACCAGACCAATGTCCTTCACGTCTTCCGGAGGCACCCACTCCGTCATGCTGGCGTGGACGTGGGTGATATTGGGATTCTTGTCGATCACGTGACACAGTCCCTGTCGAGCGTGGTCAATCTCGACACAGAACAGTCGCTTGCAGAACCGAGCTAGCACAGCCGCAGAGTGTCCTTCCAGACAGCCGTATTCGATAGCCGCTTCCGGACGCATGTAATTGCACACAGCGGCCAACAGGCAAGCGTCGGCCTTCTGAATCGGACCCAAGACCCGATCATCGTAATGCCGGTCAGGTCCAGGTGCTTGGAAGAGTTCATCCCAGGTCATACGAGTTGTTCTTTCGGTTGGAGAAGTTCGAGCTTGCGTTCAGGGAGGAGATTAAAGAAAGCCCATGCCAGTGCGTTCAGAAGATCAGATACCCTACTCACGTTTCTTTCGACTGTGAACACACAACCAAAATTATCCCACGTATGGACGAACTCTGTTCTACGAACTGCTTTGATCCAGTCTTTTGGCACACCGCAACTGGGGTCTGAGTGTCCTTTCAGTGTCCATTCCGTGGAGAATATTGCCCACACTCGATCTCCAGAAGCAAAATGAACTCCTGTTCGGAGGACACCAAGAGCACGCATTCCTTCCGCACGCGGATCGTCATGGTCGGACAACCAATCGGCGAACACCAAACGAGTCATCCAATCTTTTGGGTTCTGGTCAATTTGCCTCCAGAAGTCCTCTTCGCTAGTCATGCTGTCTGCTCCTGCTGGACAGGCTGAAGTAACTCCTGCCGTCGTTCTTCAGGAAGTTTCGCGAATGCCAATGCCGCCGCGTCTTCTGCTCTAGCTCTGGAGGACCGTCCAGATTTGTGTTTTGGTGAAAAATCCTTCCACCATTCCCTGTCTCGACTGTCATATCCTTCAATCAGATCGAACCAGTCCTTCGGAAGAAATCCTTCGTGGTGTTTACGTCCACTCGGCAATTTGTAGCTTGAAGTGTATTGGTCTCTATTAAACCACGTGGCTTCATCCAGTGCGGGGAATTCTTGATAGAAAGCCAACGCCCGAATTCCTTCCGCACGCGGATCGTCGCGATCTTGAAGCCAGTCGGCAAAGATCTTTCGGGTGTCCCAGTCAGTTGGGCACGCATCGAGCATCTTCTCGAAGTCTTTCTCAGTGGTCACAGCATCCTCTTCCATCGGTCAGGAACTTCGACAGCACCCTCAACCATAGCATCAAAATCACGGTCGAATGGTTCCTTTTCGACGTGTTTGTTTTGAGCACCCCAATCACCAGGAGCCGGTGTCTTTCCCGTCATTCGACTGACCAACCGGGACCAGGCGATTTCCCGGTCCATGTAGTGCAGATGAATCAGGAGTAAGTTCGGATCGGGATTGTGTTCGTCGGTTCCTTCCCGTACTCCCTTCAGCCGATGAAAGCCCACTTCCCATTCCAGGGGCTTTGTGGAGATGAGCGTCTTGTCGTAGCGGCCGTTGCGTTTCCATTTCCGCTGGAATAGCAACGGACGTCGGGGGTCGAACGGGACATCCCCCGGACAATTACAGACGTCGTATCCCGTGGCTGTCAGGGTCGATTGCTGATTACAGTCCAGATAGCACTGAAGGGGACTGTATTTCGTAGACGGATACGACTGTGGGTCAGGACACAGAATCTCGTCTACTTCTGCGAACAGAACGCGGTGGTAGTGACTGAGGAGTCCATGCTGGAACTCCGTGACGGTACGAAGCATCCATCCGACGTCGTCGGTGTGCTCGCGGTGGACGGGGACCACCTTCGCCTTGATCCCCGTCGTACTTCCGTCAGCCGATTCGTGATCGAGGACGAATAGGTCGGCTTTCAGGTAGCTGTAATACGAAAGCCATCTCGGTAGAAAAAACTTTTCATTTCGAGAAATAGTGAACACGGCGAGAGGTTTCATGCTTGTGATAATTCCTGTTGAAGGAGTTCGGCTTTTCGTTCTGGTGGCAATGCGGCAATGGCTCTGGCAGCACGGTCTTCAAGTGCCCGTCTTGATAAATCTGAGAATCCGTGTCCTTCGCCACCGCCAGCGTCACACATCATCTCGTAATCAATCGGTTCTGGGAGTAGATGCTTTTCCCAAAGACTCCCAACGAAGTTTCCGCCCCAGATGCAGTACACCCAACTTGCCGTTGCTGAGCTTCTGTAAGGAACAATTCGATGCAACCCGAGAATGCGATACCCGATTGCGAGTGGATTGTTCCTTTCTTCCAACCAGTCGGCGAAGATCAGTCGTGTCTGCCAGTCCTCCGGGTGAAGATCAAGCATCTTCTGGAAGTCGTCTTCAGTAGTCACGCTGATCGATCCCATTTGCGATTTGCGATGGAGGACACGGCTGCGGCCCAGGCTCTCTTTTCGGACAGACACCAGTTGCAAAGGAACTTCCTGCCTCTGTTATCGAAGACGCCGGACGCGATTCGGTAGTGTGTTCGTCGTCTGCGAACGTCCTGGACAACGAATGCTTTCGGGAACTCCTTCAGGACATTCTTCCTGTCACAGTCGAAGAGGTAGCCAACGATATCTCTGTACTGTCCGTCTCGGTGACCACCTCGAAAGCAGAGCATCAGGAACTCAATCACTGCCCGGTACACGTCACAGTCTACTTCACATTCCCGCAGAGCGTCGGCGTATGCCCCGGATAAGATGGAATCCTTCTCTTCTTCAGTGTTACGCCACTGCTCTCCAACAAGGAAAGCATCAGAGCTTATGGAATACGTTTTGGTGGGGGAATCGACGTATCCAGGCACCGGTTCCCCGTCAGGAAGAACTCCGAAAGTCTTTAAATTGGCGTAGAGCAATGGCATTGACGATTCTCACGTAAAGTTGTCAGAATGCACGAATTTCATGCCATTGGGGTTCTGAATGGTGGACCGCCACACGGAACAGATGGTGGGGACATTCACGCACTTCCATCCGTCTTTCATTAACGCCCAGGTGATATAATGATCCGTGTACAAATGTGCAATGTCTGGATGGTAGGGATTCTCCAGCATGGCCTGGGTTCGTCCCATGAACACCCCACCCTGAATGTGCTGTGGGACGTAGCCGTTTCCAGATTCATCGGTGAATCGGAACCGCTCCCTGACCCACGGGCAGTTCATGGCGTGGGCAACACCTTCTGGGGAGTTGGAACCCATCAAGAACCCCGATTGGCCAACCATCTCGTCATCTTGGAACGGATGGAGCAGATCAGACACCCAGGACGGATCGAACATCTTGCCGTGTTTCGTACAGGCATAAAGGATGTAGTCGGAGGGTAATCGAGGAACGGCGAGGTTGATGGAGGGGCCATATTGTAGATTATTTCCCCCCTGCCACAAGTAATTCTCGCCGAATCCTTCCGCCAGCATCTCGGATCGCTTGGCGGAATTGTCAATCACCGTCAGGCAGTGTTCCTGCTTCGTGTACTCGACTCCGGGAAAGACGTCCCGTTGCCATCGGGTCAGAGTCTGCTCCGGATTGTTGAAGCAGATCAATACGCAGTGAATCCTTGACAATCGAAGTCCTCATTTGGGTTTCTTGGTTACTTTGTCGAATGTGAACTGACACATCTGTCCCTTCATTCCACCCCGACCAGTCAATGCCATCGCGAAATCATGGGGTGTCATTGTGATGTAGACCTTCTTTTTCGGCTCCGTTTCGGTTCTTGGAGTGGTCAGGGTGATGGTGATTTCTTCTTCCTCCCCACTGTAACGCGAGATTCCAACCTCGACTTCACTCTCATCGTCTCGGTTCTTCATCAAATCTCCCCCATTGTTGGGACGGTACGATTCGGAGTGAAAGACATTCCGTTCTCGTCCCCGTCGTTGAATCCATCATCACCGATGAGAGTGACCTGAATCTTCTCTGTCCCCCACCACAGGACAGCGTAGTACCGAGCAGTGGTCATGTGTCCCTGACCGACCTGCACGATCTCTAATCGCAAGCTCCGAATGGCAGCAGCGATCTTGTCATCCATGTCCTTCATTACCAATTCATATGGTGGCATATTCAATCACCTCATCAGGAATAACACGACTCCGACAGCACACGCCACGCTGAGTCCCAGAGACAGCAGCACTTCCCACGGGAAATTGTTGTCATCCTTCCAGAACGAACGCTCCTGACAGAGGGCACAAACCGGCTCCAGGGAATACCGCATCTTGCAGACTCGGCATTGATACACTTCGGTCCACATGAGCGAGTTCCTTTGTACTGGCGTGGTCGTATTTGCAGTTACCAATCCACTGCAGCGGATTAATCCCCGTCAGGGTTGTGGTTTCGTTCTCGATACTTGAAATCCCGTTCTTGGGCATCCAGGTCGATTTCTTCCAGTTCCCGCTGCATCTTCTGAGCACATGCCAAGTGAACAGGACACAGGTCATTGTCGTGAATCGCCTGCCCTGGTGTCATGGGCAGAAAGCACAGCGGACAGATGGGGAAGGTTTGGGATGACATTGCAACGCTCCAAGTGGTAGACGGGATTTCACGCTCGGATCAGTCGCGTGACCGCGACGACCTGTCCGTTTTCACGAATGCATCCATCGGCGGGACCAGTACCGGGGTACACCACGTCGATCCGATCCCCGACGCGACCCGCGAACAGAGCGGACACGATGTAAGTATTCACTCCATTTGGGTCACAGTCGGGAATACCGGCTGGTAATCCGTAGGCCGTGCGACTGTAAATGGCAATACCTGCGTCGAAGCCTTTGGCACCGAGGGTAAACTCACATACTCCCGGCGTGGAGTCAATTCGTGCCGGAAGTACCTCGAAGTCGTGGGACTTGCATTCGGGGGTCGAGTAGGTCATACCCTCGGTGAGTGGGATGCGGACATTGCCATCCCCTTGCCAATCAATCTCGCCGCAGACGCGGCATTTCCGGCGAGGCCGGACGCTGAAACGAGTACCATCTGCCGCCTGAAGGGTGATAGCGTGTGGGGTGAGATTGACGAACATATTATTCTCGATTTGTGGGGTTGGGTTCGGGGTGTCTTCAACGAAAGAACCCTAGCACACGATTTCCTGGAAGGCAAATTCGATTCTGTCGGCAGGATGTGGATTGTATCAGAAATGCCTGATAAACTGTGAGAGCCAGCGGGTTGCGACCGCTGGCTCTCGATTTTCTGACTGCTCCCCAAGAGCAAGAAAGGCTCCGTCATGGTACGCGAGACCGCACTCCGATTCCAGTCCGTTGTCCTGAATAGAAAAGACGGGGAAGAATGGCTTGCTTCCCTGTACGAAAAAGGGGGCTATGCGTGCTGCCCCAGAACGTTACAGGAGATTTTGGGGCTAGAGCTTGGAAGTTTCTTGTCGTTCTTGATTGATTGGTTCCGAATGCACTGTGTGGATGGGGAAACGGGGAAGGCAGAGGGAGACGGGTTTTTCTACTGCACCACGAATTCATGTCAAGAAAATCTCAACATCACAGCGAGGGTCCGAAAGAGACTTCTATTGAATCTGGTTAAACTGAAACTGCTCGAAGTCAAAACACAGAAGGGTGCCAAAAACACACAACTCCTCCGCTTCCGGTGGCAAGAAATCTCTGCTTTGGTTAAAAAGTCCGCAAGCAATGCGAAACCAAAGACTAAATATCCAAAAGAAATCCAGAAGTTACGAGAAATGACGTACTGTTTGTACCTCGAAACCGATCACTGGAAGAAAGTGCGGTTGCTGGCAATGAAACGTGCGAAATTTCGATGCCAGTTGTGCAATTCGTCTGGGGAACTAAACGTTCACCATCGAACCTATGAGAATCGCGGCTGCGAGCGACCCGAGGACTTGACAGTCTTGTGTCGTGCATGTCACGAAAAGTTCCATGACGTGCTGCCCACACCAAAAGAATAGGTGAATTCCGATGTGTACATATGTTCAATTAGACGATATCGAAATTGTGTAGACTTATTTCCGGTTCAGGGGTAGCATGATCCTGACTCGACCTGTGGGAGTTTCCATCGTGCCAGTCGACCACCCCATGTCTCCGCTCGAAGGTGAACCTGGAGCGTCTCAAACCGAATGGGTTCCGGCTCCGGACAGTTCCCACCTTCAAGCATTTCGCTTTGTGGACCGTCGTGACTCTAGCACTGGGGGACCATCGGAGGTGTGGGTGCAGTTCCGAGCGAAGGGGAACAAGGGTGTGACAACATACAAATACTTGTTCTACAATGCCGATCAGGGAGAGCAGGCATTCCAGCAACTCTCCGGAGCCGGTGAGCCGGGCAAGGTGATTTGGGAATGGAGAAAAGCCAATATCCCCGTTACGGGACCACTGTGAGAAGCCCTTTGTCTTTGGTAGAAGTGCTGGCTGTGATCGGTTCGATTCTCGCCCCGGTAGCTGGAGTGGCGACACTCTACGTTAATCGACTACGGGAGCAGGACAAACTTCGTTTTGATGCCAAACTGGGTTTCCTGAAGCGACAGATTTCCCGTTGCCAGGAGGACTATCAGGGGTCTTCTAGATGCCTTGAAGAAGAACGGAGACGTCGGGAAGAGGCAGAAGTAGCCGTTTCCAGAATGGAGGGGGAAATCAAGTCCTTCGAGCGTGAGAATCGGGAACTTCGGATGGAGAATCGGGAACTTCGGGAAAGAGTCTACGGAACCAAACCAAAATGAGAGTCCTCACCAACACGGAAATTGTCGATCTTCTGTCGGGTCATTTAGCGATCCTCGAAGTCGATATGAACCGGGGAGTCATCAATTGGGCCACCAAAACCCTAGAAGAGATGTTTGGGTATCGCATTCCCGGTGACCTGGAAGGACGTCCAGTCGAAGTCCTTATCCCCGACGACAAACGTGAGAAACACTCCAAAGAACACCGCCCCTCGTTCGCAGCGAACCCGGAGCCGCGTCTGATGGGGCGATTGCTGGCTCTTCAGGGCAGACGCCAGAACGGAACCGTTTTCCCTGTCGAAGTCATGCTGCTGCCCAAAGCAGCCAATCTCCAGCGGGTTGTCGTGGCGGTGGTATTCGATTTATCCGACCGTAACGTGGCCGCGAAGATCCCATCACTCAGTAAACACGACTGAGGTTACAGATGTCCGATTCTCCGACACCAGCCCCTGAACAACCCCGAACAGCGATTCATGCCCAGCTAGTCGATGCAGGGGCTGCGGCTGTTACCAAAGTTGGGGGGATGACGCCCCAACAAATCGTCCATGTGGGGCTGATAATGGTTCTGTTTGCAATTATCACGGCGTTCGGATTCCAGATTTGGAGTGAGAAAGAAGAACGTGCCGCAGAACGCAGAGAGCGTCAGGACGCGGAAGCCGGTCGGATGCGAGAAGCCAATGCTCAGTCGGAACTCCTAAGAAATCACTGTGCGATGGAGAACGACCGGGCACGGAAGGAAGCCAACGAAAACGTCAGTCGAATTTTGGCTACCTTCATCACCGAGGGGGAAAAGAGCCGCGTTCATCAGTCTGCGGAAAATGAGAAGTTCCGCAGGGAAGTCCTGGGAGCACTCCGACATCCCGCTAACGGACCGTGACGGAGCATTCTTCGATGATCACACAGAAGTCACACCGGGGACTTCGCCACCGTCCATCCCGATTTACGGACTTGCAGATACCCGTGATTGTAATTGAGGTGAAGGGTGGGGGAAGTTCCCCCCGACAGATGATGGTGGGGGGAACTTCCTTGTCCGCAATCCAGATGTGAGTTTCCCCACTCACGGTTCGGTACTCGCTTTTCTCAAACCGGATACGAACTCGCTGTCCCACGTACCATTGAGCCGTTTGATGGTCTCTGACTAGCACAGTCCATCCAACGTCGTGAATCGGGGCGGGATTGAGGTTGGTAGCAGGACGGGGTCCACAAGACACACAAATTAACACCAAAAGGGGAGCGTAACGAGACATGGCTGAAACCCCCAAGAAGGTAGTGAATTCTACCAAAAATAAATCCAAACCAAAGCTAAAAGGTGTTGCTAAAACAAAGACACTAATGTTAGGGGATGACCCCCCTTGCGGTTGCTGTCCGGACTGTGTGGGCAAACCATCCGGTACAATGGGTAGTTGCGAAGACGACCAATGTGTGGACCTTCCACCACCAGATTATTTTGGAGTCATCTCCTACGACCCCAACCGTTCACCCTGGAAAGGACCGTATTGGGAAAGACCGTCACAGTTTCCGAATGCGGAGCTTCAAGACCTGTTCAATGCCATGATTAATACGGCATCCCAGCCAACGCTTCTTGCTCTGGCGGGGGTACTCTTCGGAGCGATGGACTCCACGGCATTGTCGAACTTGGCAGCACTACTGAAGCCCTACATTTGCCCGTGTGATGAATAGGGGAAACCATGAAACTCTGGCGAATAGCACTGGCCGTTTTCCTGATCTTGTACGGCTTGCTTTTACTAACTAACATTAAGTTTGAGCTTCAGAATTTCCTGCTAGGAATTGTCGCGTTGGCTGCTGCGGTTCTTCTTCTCTTCGACAAGTGAGGGACTTATGCGTTTCTGGATGGCGTCGATTTTCACATCTTGCCTGCTCATCGTACCTGTCTTTGGGTTAGTTCCCGCCGAACCGGACACGAAACCTGCCGTCATTGTCGCGAAGGTCAAGAATGGAGACACGCTCGACGTCCCGACAGGCGGATACGCCGATATCACTTTCGACGTGCCAGCCGGGGCAACGGTACTTCAGCGGTCGATTGGGACAATCACGCAATCCTCGAAGGGGTTGCCCCAGGGGAGAGTGATCTTCGCGGGTGCAGGCACGGTTACAGTCCTTAATGACATCATCGACTTCGACAAGAAAACAGCCAATCAGGTTGACTTCACAGTCAATTTTGGCCCCAAACCCGATCCCAAGCCTGACCCGAAACCCGATCCTCCTCCCCCACCCCCTCCACCAGTACCAACCGGGAAGGTGTCGCGATTCGTTGTTGTGGAGGACACCGCGAAGGCTCAGGCGTGGCGTGGCGATATCCTGGGCAGTCCGAAGGTCGCGAGCTTCTATCGGGCGTCGGGACTGACACACCGACTCATTGCAATCAATGCCGATGGAGACGACCCGGCTGCGATTCAGTTCAAAGCCCTTGCAGTGGGGAAGACACTCCCCTGGCTTTGGCTACTTGACGTGGATGGGAAGATCATCAAGGATCTCGCCTGCCCGACGACCGATGATGCCTTCATTGCCGCGTTCGATCTCCACAATGGGAAACGGGCACTGGGGGCAAGCCTTGCCAAGCCGAAGTTGAAGTGGGTCAAGTTTGGTGAAACCCCCAGCGTCCCCCTCATTCCCCGCGACAAGTGGAAGCCGGTTAATCTCAGTGCATTCCTGCCTCCTGTTCACGATCAGGACGGCATTGGCCAGTGTGCGAGTTCTTCGGCTTGTACAGTGTGGGAAGCGTGTCGGAACCAGGCGGGATTGCCGTACATCTACGCCAGTGCGGGCGACTTGTACAGCCGGGTCAACGGTGGGCGTGACCAGGGCAGTATGCCCGAAGATAATCTGGTCGAACTCCTGACGAATGGTGTCGCACCGACTTCGATGATTCCGTACATCTGGAACGGCAGGCGGTACAACGACGCGGCCACCATCGCAGCCCGTAAGCCCAATCGATTCGCGGAAGCGTACCTGTGCGACGACTTCGACGCCCTGGCGTCTGCTGTACAACAGGGATTCTTTGCACAGATCGCGATTGCGTGGTACGACAACTTCGATGTCGATTCCAACGGCGTCCTGCCCCGGCAGGGACGCGGCGGGTCGGGTGGACACGCTCTCTGTGCGTATGGGCTGATTCAACTCGCTGATGGTACGTGGGCACTGCGTATCCGGAATTCGTGGGGGGCGGGATGGGGCAACTCGCGGGACGGCACTCTGGGGGCCGGGAACTGTATCATCCCCGAATCTCTGTTCAAGGGACCGGACTTTGGTTCCGTGTGGGCGTGTCGGAGCGTGATTCAGACCAAGACGGACTTCCCGGTTCCGAAGACGTCGTTCAGTGAACCCAAACGCGATCCGTTCCAGATGTTCGATAAAGAACCACTCACCCTCAAACCTTAAAGGAAATTCATCATGCGTTACTTATTCACGATTGCTGTTCTTGCGTGTGGGGCGTTCGCGGCACGGGCTGACGAGCCGACCAAATACTACCTCATCGACGGCAAGGTGGAGGCTGTCGAGCAGAGGGTGACTGCTCTCGAAAAGGAGGTTGCTCTCCTGAAGGCCCAGCTTGCCGTCAGGGGTGGTCCCGCAGCCGTTCCGTCGCGAGTCGTCTCTTCCGGGTGTGGCTGTACCGCCAGTACCAACTGCGGAGCGTCCTTCTGCAAATCGAAGGGGGGAACGGGATGTCCGCAGTCGTGCCCCGTCAAGTCGCCTGTCGCTTCTGCCCTTCCATCGGGAATTGAAGAAGTCTGGGCCACGGATCAGAACGGCCAGAAGGTGAAGGTTCTCGTGGAAGGCCGGGTGAATCCGAACCGTGATGGGGCAGTGGAGGCGTCCTACCCCAGGACTTTCGCTACTCCCCAATACGTGATTCCGAGTAGTTCTCAGGGCGGATGCTCTGGGGGTAACTGCCCATCCTCACAACAATCCCGTCCCCTGCTGTTTCCCAAACTTCGAGGCTGGTAATGTCCATCGCCTATTCTGCCATGTGGCTGGTACTGGCCTTCGCTGTCGCGATTCCTCGCATCGTGGGCGTCAAGGATGGCGTCTACCAGGCATGTGCTCACATCGTCATGAGCACCTTGTTCCTGGCGATGTGCTGGTCCTCTTACCCCAGGGGATGGTTCTTCGTGGTAATCTTCACTGTCCTGTGCGTGGTGGAGGTGGTCTGTGCAAGAGAATTGATCTTCAACGCAATCCGTACTTTGGGGTAATCCGACATGAAAAACTGCTGCTGCGAATCGAATCCCTGGCCAGCGTACTTCTTCTTGGGAGCGTTCGTCGCTTCCACGACGATATTCTTCCTGTACGGAATCCGCTGGTCGATTCTCTTCTCTTAACCGAGGCTCCACATGCACCATCCGGTACTGCTTCTCCTGACCCGTGCTAAGGCACGGCAGGAACTTCGAGCAAAAGGCCACAACCTTCTCGAATCGATCCAGTTAGCGAATCTGATTGATGACAACCTGTTCGACACCGCTGTCTCCCTCGCCCCAGACGAGGCACAGGTGAAGCTGGCAGAACTTGCCAATACTACTTCGCAAGTCCGTGCGATTGGTGATGGTTCGCTTATCAAGCTCTTTACTGACTTCCTTTCTTCGGACCTCGGTAAAATGCTCATGGCTTTCATCATGAGCCTCCTGGCAGGCTAAACACTTCTCGAAAAGTGCCCGATTCACGCCATATTTTCAGAGAGAGGTCTTTTGGCGTGAATCGGGTTACTTGAGATTCAATAGCAGACACTGTCACTCTTGCCCATGCTGTCCCAACGGAACGACTTGACGGGAACCTTAGCAACCCCCGCGTAGTAGCCAATCTCCGCAAGGGAACCAACAATTCCCGTGGTCGTTTCTCCGAACGTGCTCCGACCGCTGTAGTTTTCATAAAGTCGCAGTTCTGTGCCGTCTTCCTTCGCGGCTGCTACAATCTTCTTGGCGTCTTCGAGCTTCATCTTCATTCTCCGGTTTGGCGTGAATCGTGCATCTGAATACTCACACAACTTCCATCCGACTCCCCAATCCACTGATTTCCCCGTCATCCGAGACGGTAACGTACACCGTCTCCTTCCGATTGAAACCATCCGTCTGGGAAACCATCCACTTGCCAGGACGATCCAGCGTCACTGTACTATTACCACGCTCTCCCCAGACTCCAGACTGAACGTGCTTGGCAGAAATCCGCCCCCGGCTGAGTGTGGCATACTGCCCTGTAATCGTGATTTGGATGGCGTTCATCGTGTTTCCTTGTGTTGGGTGTCATTCTCGGAACACCCAACCATAGGACACAATTCCCTGAAAGGCAATTTTTATTTCCCCACCTCTTGCCACATTCTGCGGAAGTAAGTCGTCATTCGGTCCACGGCATCATGAGCGTCGGGGTTCAGTTGGTGGAGCAGTTCCCGGTTCTCTTCCATCCAGTCCGCCACGATTCCGGAGGCGTAGTCCACTTCGTCAATGGCTAATTTGGACTCAATGATGCATTCCTCAATCTCGACAGGAATTCGGATCTTCTTTCCTCGATGCCAGTTCCGTGGAAATGTCCACGGAAATCCATCAGTATCCACGTAAAATTCAACGGTTTCCATGCCGCCTCCGCATCGCTTCGAGGACCATCTGATGCACGGGAAGTGACATCGCGTCCGGACAACCATCAATCGCTTCATTGGCCCACTTCTGCTTCACCTCGTTAGCTTTGGCGAGATCATCATCTATTGTGTTTGGAGCCAACAGGAAGCGAACAGACGCACCCGTACCCGGAATGCCACGATTGATGCCGTCACATCTTCCGATGAATTGGATGATGTCAGACGGAACCCACGGCATTTCCATAATGTCGATATTGGAAGTGGCCTGGCAACTCCAACCCGTTCCTGCCGCTTGGAGATTCCCGACCAGAACTCGACACTTCTTGTTCGAGTTGAATAAATCGAATGCTTCGTTCTTCTGCTTGTCGGTGAGCTTCCCATTGACCAGAACTGCACATCCCCCCAACGCTTCCATCAGTGGCTTCGTCACGGAATGGTGGATAGCCCCCAGAAGGATCTTCCCATCCGTCGATTCCAAGTAATCCTCGATCAGGGAGATGACAGCTTTGACTTTTAACTGCCCCACCATCTGCTTCAGGAAGTTCAGCTTCGACAACTGCTCCGCTTTCGCTGCGTTGCGGGCTTTGGTGGGGAATTCCTTCTCCATCCATCCCAAGAAGTCCCCTTCCGCTTTGCGGTAATCTCGCAAGTCCACTTCGATGGGCACTGTCGAGTACGTGACGGGAGGAAGGTCTTCCAGGACGTCTTCTTTCCTTCGTCTGATCATTACTGTCCGAGAAAGTTCTTCGTGAAGGAGATCGAGGTCTTTGGCTCCGGTAGCACGCCATCCCCACCAGTATCTCCGTAGATGGGAATGATGGTTAAGGAATTCCCATTGTGAACGGTACAGGTCAGGACGAAGGATGTTTAGAAGTGGCCACAGATCCCCCGGCTGATTCGTGATTGGAGTTCCCGTCAAGATGTGGACGTACTCAACCCCTTCTACCATCTTTTTGAATGCTCGTGTCCGTTGTGACCGGATGTCTTTCAGAGCGTGACCTTCGTCCGCTACAACCATCCGGGGCTTGAGGTTCTTCAGCCATGCGGCCCATGAATCAGGTGGGAATGCCATTCGGCTCCTCCACCGTGGCGGAACGAGAATGTTGTAATTGCAAATCAGGATCGAATTGGGGTCTTCGGGGGGAAGGGTCTCAGGTGGAACTCGTTCGTGGTAGCAGATGAAGGAACGTTGCCCCGTGTGTTTCAGTATCTCCCGGCTCCAATTAATTTTCAGGTGAGCGGGTGGGACGATGACCACAGGTCCAGGAGGGTCTTTTGGTAGGTATTTATGGATGAACAGGAGAGTCTCCAGACTTTTTCCTGTGCCCACGGAGTTGCTGTTCAGTACACGTCCACCGAACTTCGACTGCATCAGTCGAACATCCTCAGACTGAAATGGGTATGGTTTAGACAGGAATTGCACGTGTCAGTTATCCATTGGTTCTGGGGGAAGTGCCTGAATCGCCACCATGCTGGCCTTCAAGGAAATGAACTCCCATCGCCTGTCCACGGCCAGGGCCAGTAGATCATCCACCGCCACCCCGATGGCGAACTCCGGACTGGAACTCCTGACGGATGGTTGATGACGAACTACTTCAAAGAGTTCATCGGAGATTTCGTTCAGTCGATTGAGGATCGACTTCACTTCCTCCGACAGTTCTGGGTAGTCGTTCCAGGGCTGTCCGGTTCGTTCACTCATCAGATGGATTCCCGTTAGCAGATTCACCAGGGAAACGTTTCCCTGGTGAAGAATGCACTACGATTAGGGTTGCGTCAACCGATCACTTCCCACTTGTCCGTCTTCATCAACCAGACCGTACTTCCGTCCCCCACTCGACAGAAAGTCCTTCCTGATTCTGGACTGATTTTAGTGACTCGTGCTGGCATCTGATCTAGTTCGGGCTGGTCTGGCATGGATTCGAGTTTTAATTGTGCTCCCACTCCTGGATACTTCTGAATCCACCCTTCGGTGAACCCGGTGAAGTACTTCTTGACTCGCTTACCCCACTGGTCCTCTTCTGGCCACAGGAACCGGAACCATGCCACCGCAATGTCGATGGGAACCACCGTCACGGTTTCCCATTCAGTTCCTGTCTGTGGTCCCTTGTAGGACTGGAAGGCGATCTTGCGGACCGTCCATCGTGACGCGAACTCATCGAAGACCCACTGCGGGCATTGTTTCAGGCGAACCCAGGGGATGGTAGGGTTCTTGCTTTCACTGTGTACCCGCCAATAGGAAATTGACACTGCCCCTTCATCGTCTGATGCTGCTGTCATCCCGTGGGGACCGGGAGTTAGCACGTATCCATTCTTTGCGACTTTCACTTCAGGTAACGGGGCGGAAGCCTGTTGATCCATGACGAAATCGAGTCCTATGCCTCCGACCGTCTGGTCCAGTCCTTGTAGCGTGTCGCGTCCCTTTTTGGACGCTGCGACTTCCCGCAATCGGGCTTTCGCTTCCTCAGTCATTTTCGTGGACATGACACGTCCTCCAGTGTTTTGCGGACAATCTGGAGCCGGGACTCCAGACCCAGTTTCATTTCCTGTCGCTGGGTCGTCACCGTGACACCCGCAAGCGACCAGGACTTCGACATTTCCAGCCAGTCCCCGACCATGTAAGCCGGGAACAGGCTGATCAGGGTGTTGTATTCCTTGCGTGTAACGATAATCGTCATGAATTTCCCTCCGTGTTAGTAGTCGCCTTTCATGTACTCTTCGTGGTTGAAGCTGTTCACAGCATCGCGAATCTGCTTCTCCGTGAACTTCCCCATCACTTCCTTGCCCGCTCCCTGGAAGTCGTCATTCTCAATCTTCTTGCCGGTTAGGATCTTGTAAGACACCCGCATTTCGGCGAATGTCATGTTCATCCCGACAATTTTCCCCTTCTGCTTGACAAATGTAACAGGCATCGTGTTTCCTTGTGTTGGGTGTCATTCTCGGAACACCCAACCATAGGACACAATTCCCTGAAAGGCAAATTCCTACTTGGACTTTTTCACCTTTCCGTTGGCCACCACGGGACTTAGAGCGGGAACCGGAAACGGTTTCTCGAACTCTCCGTATTCCGCAGCCACCTTGCCCGCGTCGGTGATGGTGTACACGGTCCGCATCTGCACTGGCTTTCGGACTTCAGAGGGCAGCGTGGACGTACAGTCGCACACCTTGACGGCTTGAATCAAGTTCAACTTCACAAGCTCATCCAGGAACCTGCCACTCTTGCTGCGACGGGACCACCAGAGCTTGCGAAGTTCGGCTCCGGTGAGTCCTTTATTCTTGGCACGCAACAGCCCACGCAGGATACGCCAGTTGTGAGCTTCTAAGTCGAATTTCACGTTGTTTCCCCGTTAGTTGGCATCAAACACATGCAGAACGAAAGTGCCCTGCATGAACTGAACAGTCCCGATGAACGTCCCGAAATTCACGTCTGGTGATGAATTGCCGGTGCCCACGAGAAGGAACAACCTCATTGCGGGCTTCTCTTGCGGATTTACGAGTGCCCAGAAACACAGCTTCTCGTTCTGGTTGCCCACCGAGAGCACCCGAGCACCCGCAGGCATTTCGACGGATAGAACATCGTTGATCTTGTCGAGAGGTACCTCGAATTTCCAAATCACCATTTCATTTCTCCGGTTGAATACCGTACTTCGCGTACAAAAGAGCTTCCATGAGTCCGTCCAGGGCATTTTCGACTTCTTGTCCTTCGGGCGTTCCATCGTCAGTCGGACCCCAATTCAGGATCGCATTTCGCATTCTGTTACACGCGGCCACGAGAGCCGGTCCTGCCACCGTGACATTGGCGTCTGCATCATGTTGAAGATCACTGATTTGCAACAGGACTTTCCCGTTGGCGTCTAGCAAGTCCCGTCCGTTGTCGTGCCATCGCCACGGGGCAGGCGAGTGTGGAACGACAATCCCCTTCTGTTTTTTCTTTGCCACTAATCTCTCTCCTTCAAGGACGGTAGTCCAAGAACTTCACGAGCTTGGTTCAGACTTTTCAGGTATCCAGTTGCAATTCCGTGTTCGTCGTATTCGACCAGAGCGTCGTGCAATTTCTATACGATTTCCAGAAGAGGATTCGGAGTAGACGGTTCTTTTTCGTCATCGTCAAATCTCTCCAACTGCTCGATCTTGGGACCGCCGCGTGGTCCGAATGACAGTCTGTACCGTGCGAACGTCACTTTGCTTTTGGCGTAGTGGATCACCTGACTCAGGATAATTGGGGGCATCCCACGACAGAACACACTCAGTTCCTGAAAATCAACCATGTGGCGACACTTCTCCGTGAATACCGTGCCTTCTGCTGTCAATCGGATTTCAAGTTCCATTTCATTTCTCCAAGAAAGCGGGGAATCCGTTCCCCTGGAAATCATCCTTACTCTTCGTCGTCGGAACCAACCAGACTGAACTCGTTCTCTTCGTTGAACGCGGCTTGCAGGGCTTCGGCTATGTCCGATTGTCCCGCATCGTGAAGGGCTTCGGCCAGAACCACCACCGGAAGCTGATCATTCTGAGCCAGAGTGACCAGAGCCGCAGCGTCCGACGTCCCCACCTGAGCCAGAACTTCCGTTGCACGGCTATAAGCCCGTGCCTGTTCGTTCATTGCACTCCGAAGACTCGTCGCACGGTCACCCAGACGACTCAGGTGGAAAGCGTTGCCGTGAATCCCGAATCGACTGGTCCCCGTGTCCACATCCTTGAGCCACTTCCGCAGCCTGGCTTCGATGACTGCCGCCTGACGATTGAAGGCTTCCAGGGCGTCTTCTTCTGTCACTCCGTCTGCTTCTGAGCGTTCCAGCTTCTGACGTGCTCTCTCCATCGACGCTTCGGCATTGGCAATCTTTTCGGCCAGCTTGTCTTCCAAGAATTGCAACGCACGGGCAACCTTGTTCCGCGTTTCGGAGGGGTCGAGCTTGGTCACGTCCACTGACACGCCCATGTCGAGCATTTCGTTGATAAAGTTCCACGGGACGTCTCCACTCCGCACCAGCCATACGGATTCCGTCATGGGAACCGCGACACCGTACAGACGGGCACAGGGGGAGAATCCGGCACTGGGACCACGGGCTGGCACGTCGTACTGTAACATGCTCAATTGTTCATTCAACAATGACTCATCCACATCACCACTTTCGATTACGACGCGGCTTCTTACCTTGAACAATGGAAAGAACACGTCGAACCCGTCACGGCTGATCCGGCACACCTGCTCACCCGTCAGGGGACACTCCACATCATTCTGAAGGTTCCGTTCAGCCGTCACATCCAGTTCTGTCTTCGTGGTGTGAGCAACAGCCTGCGTGCTCTTGTGGTTCCTGACAATCACTTGAGTCCCAATAGCAATGAATCGTTGCGTCTTCATGGTATTCTCCGGTGCGGGTCTTGTGTGGGTTTGTTCTTCAGACACCGGAAGTATGGAACACGATCCATGTACCGTCAACAATGGTTGCGATGAATTTACCGAAAAGGCAATTTTGACCAGGGATGTGTCTATTTTCCTAAAAGGCAATTCTTCCGTTTGCATTCCATCCGGAGTGGAGTAGGATTCAGCGGTCCAGAAAGAACACCAAAGGAGACCGAAAGTGAAAAAGAAAATCACCTTTGTTCGGTTTGATGGCGTGGAGTTAATTGGGCAAGAAACTGGTCTGGCAGACCAGTTTGGACGAAAAGTCTATCAATTTGAGGATGGACTGTGGGTATGCGATGGATTTGCCAGGTGGCCCTATGAGAGCGTGCAGAAGTAAACAACGGAGCACAAACGCCCATGATCACTATCAGTGAACAAATCGCGAAACTGTCCAACGAACAACGACGAGCCGAGTACTGGCGTGACAACGATCACGACCCGGAAGGGGTTGCCAGGGCTGATGAGTTGATCGAAGAATTGAAGGCGGAACTGAATCGACTGATGGAACCTGTATTGGAGGGAAGGTGACGTGGAAGAACTCAAAGCGGAAACCGAACGGCTGTGTTGCCTGCTCTTCGTTAATCCACCAGAGGTAGAGTTTGTCGATATCGGAGATGACGGTCAGATGGTGTGCGTCCAGCACAAATTCATTTGCTTGAAGGATGGCAAGTGGACATGGGGAATTACTACATACCCGCTTCCCCCCGTGGTTTTGATGGGCGTGATTGACGCTCCGAATGAAACTGAAGCCTTGTATCAGATCATGCGATTGGTGGCTCTGGGGCAGATTGACAGGGCCATGATTATGAAAGAGATCTAACAGAGACAACCTGCATTGTATGTTAATTGTCTATAAGGAGTTGCGGAAATGACAGATCAAGAAGCCCGATCATTCGGGTTTGACATGCGTGGTCCTGACGTCGGCGTGGACTGGTCCGGTCGCAACGGGTTCGCCTGCACCTGCGAGTGGTCCAGTGCTCATCACGGCGATACATGCCCCGAACACGGCAAGCGGGGCGTGCTGATTCCCAGCGAGGTGGACGAGTTACGGGCTGAGAACGAGCGGCTCAGTAAGTCGGATGCTTTTTTGCGTGCCCTTCTCGCGGAGACCAAAGCTGAATTCGACCGGCTGAAGACTGAGTTAAACGGGTGCGTGGATGAATGCAATACTCAGTCTTCTGAGGCCGATAGAGCGCATCATGAACTTGCTGAACTCCGATTGGAAAACCAGCGGCTGAAACAAGACGTGGCAGACGAGAAAAGGCAGGCTGACGGAAACTTCGACTCTTGCTCCCGCATCAAAGAGTCCGACTCTGAGGCGCGTCGGGTCGCGGGTGAACTGGCGACAAAGCTAACAGAGGCTATCGAGCGGATGACCCGTGCCAGGATGATTCTCACTGACGGCAACCCACGAATCGATTGCAATTGGGGAATGCTCGACGCGAGGGATCTAAGTCCCGCTCTCGCGTCTTATGCCAAACTCACGGAGGCGAAGTGATGCGGAATCCTCTGAAGGAACACGTTTACACTGCGACCTGCCCCGAATGCAAAAGGGAGTCGGGCGTTAGTCTCGAAGATGCTGGCCGGTTCTGGCTTGCGAGGCAACTCTGGCGATGTCCCCACTGCCAGGCGGTTCTTCGGCGAGAGGAGTTGCAGGAAGGAAAACCTGAATCGGAGGCGAAGTCTTGAAGCTCACCGCCCTGCTCATCCTGCTACTCGCCGCGTCACCCGCGACAGCGGCTCCGATACCCCGACACCTGTTCCCGCCCAACACCGAACCGAAGGTGGGCTGGCGGTGGGTGCCTATGCCGCAATACCCGAACCTCTATTTCGTCGTTCGGCGAGTAGATGGAGACCTGTGCTACATTCAAATGCCAGTCGGTGACGATTGGCTGGACGTGTATTACGGTAAGCCACTGACGGCTTGGGAAGTACGGCAACTGATGCGTGGCGAAGAACCCGACCTGAGTAGACTAAGGATGGGTGGACCATGACCACAACTACCGATGATGACGTTTTTATGCGTGCCATTGCCGAAAGCCCCGATGACGAAGGGTTGCGATTGGCGTTAGCGGACCATCTACAAGAAACTAGTGAGGGCGTGTATAAGACGTGCCCGAAGTGTGCACCAAACTACAAGACAGAAAACGGTGGTGGTTTGGGTTGGCTTTTAGCCGGTCAACCTGGCTCCTGCTTCCACGTTCCATGCATGAACTGCGGCGGCAAGCGAACTAATGGAGGAATTCTAGACGACAACAATAAAGGTACAGGCTTCGTCCCCGACACGAGCCGGGCTGACCGGGCTGAGCTAATCCGCGTCCAAGTCGCCGCTAATGCCCTGTGGGGCAGCGCGAGTAGCCAGCAGAAGGTTGGTTGGGCGAACCGCGAGTCCGCCATCATCGCGGCAAACCCCGATTGGTTGCCGAAGTGCGTCACCTGTAACGGTCAAGGGCGCGGGGTAGGGCATGTCAGAGAAATGCCTTGTCCCGACTGCTCCGGAACAGGCAAAGCCCCCTGCACTTGGCGAGCGGGCTACGTGGCTTGCGTCAGTGTGCCAACGATTGCGAGCGTGCTGGAGCCAAGTCACTGCCGCTACTGTTCAGGCGAGGGGTGCTCTCAGCATGGGCACGGTGGCGATTTCAATCTTCGATGTAACGGCGATGGGGAAGATCGAACAGGGCAGCACTGGCAACTTACTGACTACGCCCGCTACCTGCACGCCAACTTCAGCCCCACGCTCACGGGTGTGATGCCGGTGGATCGGGTGCCAGCGGAATCACGGCACGGATTCTCTTGGTACGGCGAGTCTGCTCATCAGACGGTGGATCAAGCTAGAATACCTAACATCATATGGCAAAAACTGCCGCACGTTGACTACAAGACTATCGAACTTGCCAACACCGCCCTGTCAAAGGCTTTGAAGTCTGTGTTGTGGTACAAGATCACAGAGGAACAAAAGTGAGTGACTACGACGCTTTGATCAACGCCATACATTCCGCCCCGGATGAGGACATGCCCCGGCTTATGCTAGCGGATTGGTTGCTTGAGCACGGTGACGAATCACAACAGGCGAAAGGGGAATTGATTCAGATTCAGTGTCTCATGCCACACACATATAAGTCTTTTGACCGTGATGAATCGTATTCTCAGGTGCCAAATCCTGAGTACGTCGAGTTGGAGAGACGTGAATCCGCCATTCTCAAACAGTACGCCGATACGTGGCGGAAGGGGCCGGTGTGTGAAAAGTGTGGTGGTAGTGGCAAGAGCAATCGGACGGACTCTTTGGGGTTTACAGTTCGCTGTCATTCTTGTTACGGAACTGGCGATGCGGGCGGACTGACGCAGAGTATCCCCATAACCGAAGGATATAGTTCAAAAGCGAAGTCGTGGAGTTATAAACACAAAGTCGAGTATCACCGTGGCATGAAACGAGTCTACGCGACGTTGGAGGAGTGTGTTCAGGAAGACGAAGTGAACTGCTCGTGCTTGGTAAGGGGAAAGGGTGCAAAAAGTGACTGTGAGATATGCCACGGAAGAGGGAAGGTCTATACAGGAAAAGTGCCGTCGGATTGGCTACTTTCTGTCATTCAACATCACCCAGACGTAATGGAAGTCTGTGTTACGGACGCAGTTCCCAGCAATCCTCATTACAATCCGACAGAAGTAGGATGGTTGCGAACCACTGATACCCGTCATGGAGTGCGACAAACTCCGGTCGAACCGAACAAACACCGAAGTGAAGCGGACGTGTGGGCCGACCTGCTGGCCGATGGCGTCATCCCTTTTGAAGAACCTGAAGACCGATACGATGGGTGTTCATTCTGCTGAGTCTTCTCCATGACCATTTTCGACCTTCTTCGTGAACTCTCCATCGAATATCGGGAACCGGAATCGCACCACCACGTTCGTCTTGGATGGTGCGGTCTGGACTGCCCTCTATGCTCCCCCAATTCCAACCGATTCCGCTGTGGGATCAACCTCCGATCCTTCGGCGTGTCCTGCTTCGTCTGTGGAAAATTAAAGATTGGTGAGACCCTTTCTGCTGCGTCAGGACGTCCATTACGCGACGTCCTGCGTCTTCTGGGGCAAATATCCTCCTGGATGACGTTTGACGAACCACAACACACCAAAGCATCAGGAACGTACACTCCACCCCCCGGAGTAGGTGAACTTCTTCCCGTACACCGGAAATACCTTCAGAAGCGACATCTGGACCCGGATGCCGTGGCGGACACCTGGAAAGTGCAGGGAATCGGACCGGAATCGACTCATGCGTGGAGGATCTTCATCCCGGTCCACGTCAAGAAGAAGCCGGTGACGTGGACAAGCCGACACTGCGGAAACTCCCCCCTGCGATACCTGTCCGCTGAGCCTTCGGAACAGTCGGTGGATTTGAAGGCAACGCTTCTAGGGGAAGATTTCGTCGGGAATGTCATTCTGGTAACTGAAGGTCCGTTCGGTCCTCTGCGTGTCGGACCCGGCTGTGTCTGCACCTACGGAACCGCGTTCAGCGAGATTCAGGTGTGCCGGATCGCCAAGTACCCCAAACGAATAATTGTAATGGACCCTGACGCTCCTGGACGCATCGCAGCCGAAAGGATGCTAGATTTGCTCAGCGTGTATCCAGGGGAAACACTCAACGTGGAGCTTTCCACGGGTGATCCGGGAGACGCGGCGGACTGGGAAATCCAGGAACTTAGGGAAATACTCAGCTAGGAGTAAATTGGGGAACTAACATGACGAAGATTATCGTGGATCGAAAGCAGATCATGGAACTGTGCGGTGGATCGGAACTTATTGACGTGGAGCACCGCAAAGACGAACACTCTTGTGTAGAGACTTCTGATGAAGTTGTTCTCCACTTCGCCAATGGTCAGGAAATTTCCATTTACTTTTTGAGTGACGAAGAGAGTGGAACAGTCGTGGTGGAGGCCGATTAATGACGTCTTCCACCGACTTCCTGACCAAGATTCGTTCCCTGACCACGGCTGAGGAACAGCGTGCCTGTCGGGGTATCTACGCGGATTTCTTGGACGACCAAGAGAAGCCCCTGGATGCCGCCCGACAGCGTGTGTTGGCGTCTCCGACGTCGGATGAACGGCGGGAGCAGTTCGCAGATGCTCTGGAGCGTGACGGGCAGGAAAACTGGGCCACGTTCGTTCGACTTCAGGTGAAGATTGCGAAGGGGTTCCTGTGCCGGAATCCACGATACGAGACGATTTACGACGAATTCCACGGAAATTCGCCTGTAGACAAAGTATTCCGTGGGAATTGTGGCTTCTGCAATCCCTGTGCGAATGCTGAACAAGACCGAATGCACGCTAACGCGATTCTGCTGGGCCAGTCCACGCTCATGTCCGGAAAAGTCAAGGATTACGAACGCAACTGGATTTCTTGGAGTTTTCCTGCTCTAGCAGGATACTGCATCAATTCCGGCACGCTGCCCTTCGTGCCCAACATGGGTGTTCTCTTCCACCGTGGGCTGATTTCGGAAGTTCACTGTCCCTGGGACGGGCAGTACGGCTGGAAAGATAACGGGGACGCGATCACGGATGCCCACCCGGTCGGGAAGGTGACGCTGTCCACGATTCCTCGTCTGGTTGTCAACTACAGCCCTGAAAACAAGATGTATTGCGGTCGTTTTGATGGTTGTCGAAGACGAGAACTTGTTTCTCGTGAAAGCTGGGAGCAAGCCAGGGATCACGACATTCTGGAAGAAGTGGTGAGAAAACGGCTTTTGAATAAGGAATGGCCAGGAATCGAGTTCGTGCTTCCAAGAGAATAGAACGACGCGGAAGAAGAAGCGGCGGAATTTTAGGCTTGATTCTGGCTCGTGGCGTGAATAACCTATGAAACACAGAAGGGAAAGAGCTTTCGCCCCTTCCCTTCTGAGCCTGTCAGATTCGGTGCATCACGCCGTTTCGACAGTGGGTATGTCGGTGAATCGGACCGGACTCCCGTAACTGAAGAATAGCACTTCAAACGGCATTTCGGCAAGGCAAATCCAAAGTACCCAAAAAGATTTCGAGTGATGCAGGTTGTGAGTCTCACGGACGTCATCCTGAACCAAAACGGAAGTGTGCCCCAGTCCAACCGGAACCGCCCGCTGCGTGAGTTCAGTGCCTACCCGGACTGATGAAACCGTGCTCACTCACGGAAGGCGAGGAGGGTTGTCGTGGGGGAAGCCACCTGGTTTAAAAGATCGCCAGGTTATTGCTTTTGCGAGGTCGGAGCCGCAGTGCCAGATTGCCCCGGACCGAAATCCGGGGGAAACAACTGGTGGATTGAACCTGTCAAAGGGTTGTCCATTAATGGGGAAACGCGGGTTAACCTGCCCAGTTTCGGGTAAGGTTTATGCCGGGCAACGGAAGGTAGTCGATCCCGAATGGGGGGATACGTCCCGGTGACAAAATGCACAAGGACTTTGATCCTAAAACACCGCTACTAAACCCAGACACGGCAATTTAAAGGGCTTTGGAGCAGATCACCCGGTAAGCTCACCTACTATCAGACAGTTACTCTTAGATGCCATCTAATAGTGCTGCTGACAGGGGAATCCCCCCCGTACGTACAGGGATTGGAAATTAAGGTAAATCATGAAACTCCTGAACCTGATCCTTCGCTTCGATGGTGGTTGCCTGGGTAATGGAACACCCGAAGCCAGAGCGTCATTCGGATGGACCTTACACACTCTTGACAATCACCCCATCGCAAAGGGTCGGGGTAACTCCAGACTACCCACCCAAACCAACAACACAGCGGAATACGAAGCCCTCATCGCTGGCCTACGATGGATTGCCTGTCTCTGTACATCACCTGACACCCTTCGCATTGAAGGTGACTCCAAGCTCGTCCTGGAGACGCTGGTGGGCAACTGGAAGATCAAGGCGGACCATCTGAAACCACTTCGGGAGACTGCTTGGAAGCTGTTGGCGAAGATTGATACAGAATGGGAAGTTCAGTGGATACCAAGAGACAAGAATTCCGAATGTGACGAGTTGGCCGAAATAAAGTGAGTGGAAAATTGCCTTTCAGGAAATTGTGTGCTAGGGTTGTTTCAGTCGTGTTGACCCGAGCGACTGACCAGTCCTGCGGTATCGGGTCCACCGGATGGGCAAGTCGGAAGTCCCACAAAGAGCAGCCGACATCCGCTTTGTTTTTACCCAACCCGAGAATCTCATGGCATTCCACAACGAAGTGTCCTTCCCTGGCGGCATTCACTGGGAAGGCGATGTCAAAGAAGACGGAACCGACTTCTCGGTTCAGGGTGAGGGTACAGGCGAGAAGGGCAATCCTCTTGTCCTGACCTTCCACATCACCACAGGAACCGCCACATTCGCTGTGTGTGGCATTCCGCCGAAGGATCTGCGGAAACTGGGCAATTGGCTGGTTCGGATGGCAGACGATAAGCAGCAAGAAGCGGGTGAAGTGTCCCCAGAAGACTTTCTGCCGAGTTCTAGTAGGCCGTAGCCGATTGCAACCGGTTCGTAGTTGCAAATCCCAGACGCATGAACAGGAGTGCCCACGAATGGATGTCACACGCAAGAAAACCTTCTTGTCCGCTGAAGATTGGCAGAAAGTCTTTGAATTCCGTGTCAAAGTGAAGCAGCGGTTCGTTTTGACTCCGGTTCAGTACCGACTTTGTAAAAGAGCTTGGGAAGAGGACATGCAGCGGTACGAGGCACTGGAAATCCAGGTGGAGGAGTTCGTCAATCCACCTCCCCCGGAACCCAAGAAGACACGGAAACGCAAGAAGTCGAAGTGAGGATTTCCATGAGAAACGATGAAAAACCCCCTGGATGGCTGATTTTGTTGGGTGTTGTGTTCGTTGTCAGTTTGTTCCTGTTCGTGTTTCAGCCCTGGAAGCCCACTCCCCCACCAGAACCAAAACCCAAGATTATTCTTCCTGACGCGGAGAATATCGGGGAGCAGGTCGGTGACAGGACCGGAAGGTTCGGACGTGGTTTCATAAAAGGGGTCCGCACTTCAACGACCCGTCCCGTTGATGAAAAGTAATCCGATTGCTCCCGGTTTGTAGGAGTCAAGGGGTGTAGACCAGATGGAATGTCAGTCACTACTCGATGCGATTCGAGCCAATCCCCAGGAAGACGTGCCCCGGCTGATGTATGGGGACTGGCTGGAGGAACACGCATCCCCGGACACGGACGATTTGGTAAAGGCGACAGTTGAATTCATACGAGTGTCCTGCTCGATGAAAGTAGGAGGCACGGATCGAATGCCCCGAGCCGGGTACAAGTGGGTCAGTGACAACTGGAAGAGACTTGTTCCCGCGACCTTGAAGCTTCACAAGCCGTATCGCGTGGGTTCGATGGACTCGTACATTCAGGGAAATCCCATTTTTATGGTCAATGGACGCAAGGTGTGGATGCGAATTGGTCTGGAAGGTGTGGGGTGGCGTTCCCGGAATGAATCGAAGATTTACGCCTGTTCGATGGAAATTTCTTTGTGGAAAGGATTCGTGCAGGATTTTCGCTGTTTCAGTTCTTTTACCAGCAAGATGGTTAGTCCCGTGCTAGAGTCGGAGCAGCCCCTGATGCGAATGGGGATGGATAGCAAGAAGCCTGTCGTTGAAATCAATCCAATGGAGACCTCGTGATGTCTGAAATCGTTCCCATCAATCCGAAACTGGAAATTGTGCCAATCGATCCGAAGCTGGAATCGGACTTGTGTGATGTGGATTCCATTTATCCACAGTTCTCTCCGGGTCCGTGGACAGTCGAGTTTCCGGATTTCGAGGAGCAGGAAGTACTCTACCACGATGATCGGGAAAGTCACGTTCCCTACGCCAAGATTGACAGTGCGTCAGGAAGGAACGCATGGTCAGAACTGGCTCACGTCTTCGTGATTACATCGGGCACGGAAGACCGGAGAGGGAGAGCCAACGCCAAGTTGATTTCCGCCTGTACTGATATGTTCGATGCGATGGTCGCGGGCATCCGGTACGACAACGCGATCAAGAATCGTGTGGTGGACGGGGCTGTGCAGATCATGGAAACTGGCGGTGCCGTGGCAATGGGTGACGATCTGGATGCTCTTTACATGGACTGGATTAACAAGACCCGACTGGCACTCCAGAAGGTTTTGGTGGGGAAGAAAGATGGATGACACTTTCGACATCGACTTCGGGACCGCCAAGCAAGACAGAGCGGGAATTCTCGCACGCGGCATGGCCGAAAAGATTCGGGATCACATTCAGGCGATGGGGTGGACCCGCAAGCGTCAAGCCCGTTGGGAGAAGGCGTTCGAGCTTCTCATCAATCAGCATGGAGAAGAAGTCGTCGTCACCCGTGTAAACAAGTACATCCAACTCAAGATCGAACGTCCGAAGGTCCAGAGCGGGGACGACTTTCGTAACAACTGGGACTGGATCGGGGAGGAGATTGAACGAGCCGTGTTGCTTGACGGAAAACAGGCGGAACTGTCTCAGGAGGAAAGGGACGTTCTGGAAATGACTCAGGAACTGACTTGGCTCGTCAACACCGAGAAACAACTTCGGGGTGTTGTCTGCCGTTCGGTTCAGAACCTGAAGTCCTTCAAGTCCAAACTAGCCACGTCGACCGATCCGAAAGTGAAGGACGCTTATCGGGAACTGGTCGTCTACTTGGATGTGGCGGGATACCTGACGGATTTCTTCAAGTCGGTTCATCGTAAGTACGGAAGGTGGGCAGAGTGGTCAGGAGATCTGGTTCCCCATACGTGGACGCCAACGCATGACCTGGCATCTAGTTACCTCAAGGGAATCCTTATCCGATGGGCGGGGGAAGATGACGGGTCGTGGAATCGAGTCTTGGAGGAAGTGAAATGACTGACGGCGAAGCACTCCATCAGGGGATTCTCCTTAATCCGACCGACAACGACGTGCGGCTCATCTACGCTGACTGGTTGGACGAGAACAACCAGCCCGAGAAAGCCGAGTTCATTCGTGTTCAGTGTCAACTGGCGACATTCGATTCCAGTTACTTTCTGAGTTACCACAACCGCGAGATGTGCGAGAATTCCGCCGTTCCGCTCGTGAAGCGTTCGGCTGAGTTACTTCATCCAGCGTGGTCGAAGGATCTGTATCACTGGTCAAAGACGTGGGACAAAGTAGGGAGTCCTCTCGTTGGGTCAATGAATGCGTGGGAGTTCCGTCGTGGCTTCTTTCATCGAATCGAAATTACCGTTATGGAGTTCATGCGTCTGGCGAAGGTGATCTTTCGTCATCATCCGGTTCAGCATGTGAAGTTGACGGATTTAGTTGTGGGGGGATATCTGCAACGTCCGGGTACTTTTATTCGGATTGGGACATCCCTCAGAATTCACCACGATGGGACAGGAACTGCCCTGCCGATGTCCTTCAAGATGCTGCTCAAGGGGAGAGTTGACTATACGTATCCTTCTGAAGTAGATTTTCAAGACTATCAGTACGATACAGAAGAACTTGCTCACGAAGACATCTCGCAGGCGTGTGTGGCGTTCGGACGGCAGTTAGTAGGGCTGGATGCGTTGACCTTTGAACTGGCAGGAACATAAGAAATCACGGAAGGTCGTCCACCATGAAAGTCACTCAACGCGATGGAACAGCAGAACGTCAGGTGATGATTGGATGCATCGTGTCAAAGAAAGTCCTCGCGGCAGTCGCCCAGAAATGGAAAGATCATGGACTCTTCAGTTCCCGACATGCGAATCTTATCGTACAGTGGGCAGTTGTTCATTATCGAAAGTATAACACCGCCCCGAAAGGTGCCGTCCAGCAGTACTTCCACGAGTGGGCCGACACCAACAAAGACGCTGAACTTGTGGGAGCAGTGGGAAGTCTCCTGTCGGGGCTATCTGCGGAAACCGAAAGACTGAAACAACAGCTTACCCCGGATCACCTGCTCGACATCGCGGGGAGGTATTTCGAGGGTGTCCGTCTGAAAGACCTGGCAGCCCAGATGACAGCTTGCCTGGAACGTGGGGACGTCGAGCAGGCTCATGCTCTCGTAGAGAAAAGCCGCAAGATTGAACTGGGACTTGGTTCAGGAATCGACGTCCTGACGGACCAGGCAGCACTGGAAGCCGCTTTCGAGAGGCGAACGGAGTCCATGCTGGAACTTCCCGGTGCAATGGGGAATTTCTACGACAAAGCCCTTCGCAGGGGTGGATTCGTGTCTTTCTTGTCCAAAGAAAAAGGGGGGAAGTCATACGACCTTCAGGATATCACCATTCGAGCCGTGCAGCAGGGACTGAAGGTGGCTTACTTTGAGATGGGCGACGACACGCGGGAAGACGTGATGATTCGCTTTGCTTGCCGGTCCACGGAGCGTCCATTCGATGCGGACGGGAACAGGACCAAGCGGATTCCGATGCCGGTCAAGTTGGAATCGAACGACGGAGAAATGCCTGACGTGGCAGTGGAGTGGGAAGACCGGACGTGCATCACAGTTCCCCACGTCAGGGAAGTGTTCGCTCAGATGGCAGAGAGTGGTCATCTGAAACTATGGAACAATCCAGCCGGGACACTGTCCGTTACAGCGGCAGACGCGATTCTGGATGAGTGTGCCAGGGACGGATTCTTCCCCGACATCGTTTGTTTTGACTACGCGGATTTAGCGGCACCCATCGACCGGAAGTTGGATAAGCTTGATCAGGAAAGGGAAACCTGGATGGCGATGCGTTCGATGTCCCAGAAGCGACACACGCTCGTCCTGACCGCGACTCAGTGTAATCGGGAAGGGTTTGAAGCTCGCGTGTTGAAACGGGAACACATTGGGGGATATCACCTGAAGATGGCATTCGTCACGGGAATGGTGGGAATCAATCAGACCCCCAAAGAGAAACAACTAGGTCTGTCGCGGAGAAACTGGGTTGTGGGGCGTGGACTGGAATTCGGTGAGAACCGATGTGCGTGGTACGCAGGCTGTTTGGCAATCGGTCAGCCGTGCCTGCTCAGTTCTTTCTAGGCAAGCACTGGCTTTCGATCCGAAGGACGACGGATTTCCTTTTTCGGTTCCGGAGTGGTCGGGGAAGATAATTCTTCCATCCACTTCGGAGTCAGTCCCAGTTCGCTGCGAGCTTCTTCTTCAGAGACGAGCGGTTCCCTCGCCAGGAACTCAGCCAGTCGGAGTCGATCTTCCCGAGTCATTCTGTCACCTCCAGTCGGGCGAAGCGTCTTGTGTGCAAATACTATACCCCTGTAAGACACAGAGAAGCAAGCAACGTTCGCGATAAAGTCAGACCGTGACTCGAAATGAATTTGCCTTATGTGTATTACAGGGTAGGATACTAGTACCCCATTGCGGCGGGTTAGTTGCCGTAACACGGCTTCGGCGTGGTCACGACAAAAGGCAAGCGATGTTGGTATCTCGTTCAGAACTGGTGAAACTTCTGGGAACCATCGGAGTCCCCGACGCAGGATCGTGGCCAGTGGGCAAGCTGTCCGTTCGCGTGAACGAGGGAACGGGAATTACCAAGTTCCTGGAATCACCGGAACAGGTGGAGTCCTTGAAGTCGTCCCAGGACGATTTGGACCTTTACGATAAGATTTACGCTCATCAATTTGGAGGAGGGACGGTGGAAGTGGTTGACGACGTCGAGCCAGAAGTTCGGGAATCCCAAGCTCCCCCGGCGACTGTGGAAGTTGTTCTGGTGAATTCCGATGGTTCGGAAGATCACGTTGCTTTGGAAAGTGGTGACAGTGTCGTGAATGGCATCCCCGATCTTTTGGAGGAGGGGGACACTCCACTGGAACCAACTCCTCTTCAAACCCACCACGACGGGTCGAATGTCGTGGAGACTCCTCCTCTTTCAGGGACGGTTGAATCAGACCGATTGCTCCCGGTTGATAGGAGCGAAGAACGGGCGAGTGGGGTGGAAGGACTGCTGGATACGAATTTGAATATTAACCGTGATCCAGCGGTTTCCGTGATTGAAGCCCCCGATGAAGAGGTCGATCGTGTCATCGAGGAAATCGAGACAGAATTCGATGACGAGATCAATGAACTGTTCTCAGGCACCTGCACAGAGCCGGAACTTCTCATCCCACCCCCACAGCCCAAACCGAAGCGGAAGTACGTCCGCCGCAAACCACTGAAGGCGAAGAAGCGGAAGAAGGGTGTCTACCGTGTCGGCAACAAGGACATGACCTGGGATGAGATGGTGGCTCACTACGACGCCAGCCCCCTCCCTGTACCGACCAAAGGGGTGGCCTACGAAATCGTTCGTATTCTGAAAGAGGCAGGGCAGAAGGATTCCTGCGTCACGAAGGCACAGCTTGTCAGGCTTCTGGGACTCAAGTTTCCGAAGAAGACTGAGAAGTCCCTGACCCACACCGTCAACAACCACGTCCCCACCCGACTGCGGATGGTGTATGGCTTGTACGTCTGGAAGAAGAAGGTGACTCGTGGTCCCTACGCGGGCAAGTGGGGGCATTTCCTGAATGGGAGGGGCAAGACTCCTCAACCCGGAGCCAAGAAAAGAAAAAAATACGGTTCCGTTTAATTTGCCTTTCACGGAAATGTGGACTATAAGAGTGGTGCCGAAGCAGTCAAAGTTATCCGGCCGGATCGGGGGAAGGTTGCTAGCGATCTGCCCCTGAAGGTGTGATGAGACGTCCTGTGCGACTCAGGAACTCACTACTTTGATTGCTTCGGATTGGTAGCGTAGCTCAAATGGATAGAGCACGGGGTTTCTAACCCTGATGTTCCGGGTTCGAGTCCCGGCGTTACCACTGTCAGGACTCGTTGGTCAGAAGGTGCGATCTCTTGAGGTGCGGGCGTGACTGGCGAGTCCTGACTTTATTTGGTGTCATCGGAGGGAATCAAGTGTGGCTTGCTTGACAGTCACACATGGTTAGCAAAGTCGAGCAGTTGCTCTTGGGGTGGTTCTGGTGAACCCGCTGGCGTAATTAGGCTCCGCTGGTTAAATGATGCTGCTATCAACGCAGCACGTAGTACCGGTCAGGCCACGTTCAATAGCCAGAGACGGAAGGTTCGATTCCTTCCAAGATCTTTGATTAGGGGTCAGAACTTTTTCACGCATGGAGCACTTGATGAAAACCCTGATGGGATTGGTAGTGATCTTCGCGGTTGCGACTTCCCTTGTTCCTGAACGAAAGGTGGTTTCCAGCAAGTCCCTCGTCAACAAACTGAAAATCAACGTCCCGGAAGACAACGAGACCGTCCCGATGGGCAAAGGGGGGTTCTGGGGATTCAGCGGAACCGTCGAACCGGAAAACGAGCCGGTGAATTACGAGATCTGGAGTCTGGAACCTGAATTACTCGACAAGGGTAAATGTGCCGTCAAGGGGAACATCTTCGCGTGGTCATTCGGACCGAACTGGCCCAAAGGAACGGTCGACATCAAAGTTTACCTGAAGAACATGCCCGCCGTCGATTATTACGTCGAGGGGCTGATCCTGACCGATCCACTGATTCCCCTGGTGGGATTGAAGAATGAACGGGTCACTACCCTCTGTCCGTTCAAGCGATTTCGGAGCAGGGGAGTTGGTTGTCGGGGATGATGGAACACAGAACTTTTCCGTCGCGAACTGGTCTTGGAGATCGACCCGCCCTCGCAAGAGGGAATGAAAAAGCCGGAAATCGAAAACCCTGAGACGACTAGGGGGAAGTAGCGTCAAGCCAGGCGACGTAGTGTGGGGACAGTCACCCGAAATGGCCTGGACACCTGTGACATTACCGCCGCAGTGGAAAGACACAGCGGCACGGAGGTTCCGGGCGTTGCTGGGGACAACGTAAAACCCATCCCACGATGAAGCAGCGATAGGTGCTGTGTAAAGCGGGGGCAAAAAAGGGCTGATGGTGCGGAGGCGTAAACGCACTGCTACAGGGTTCGATTCCCTGCGGAACCACTCAAACCATTCCCACCGCGACGAGTTCGTAATCGCGGAAGCATGTGACCTGCCATAGAATTGTCACTAAACCGTGCCTGATTTGTAGGTGCGGATGGTAGTTCCACGGAGTATGTATGACTCATCGAATCAACCGAGAGACGTTCCTGAATCTTCTTGGTCGTGTTCAACCTGGATTGTCAAAGAAGGGAACATTGGAGCAGAGTAAGGCGGTCGTTTTTCAGGATTCGTGGGCTTACGCTTTCAACGGCGAAATCTGTGTTCGCACTCAGTCCGGACTTCCTGACGACATCACGGGGGCGGTTGCTGCTGAACCCCTGATGCGATGGGTCGAAGCCATCAATGACGATGAAATCGACATCGCGATCAAGGACAATCAGTTCACCATGAAAGCAGGACGCAAGAAGTCCGCCGTCAGGCTTGAAGCGGAGATCACTCTGGCACTCGAAGACGTATCACTGCCGGAATCGTGGACGCTGCTTCCAGAAGACTTCTCACGGGCTGTGGAGCAAACCGAAATCACCGCAGCCGGGACCACGGAAGAGTTCAAGGCACGCTGTATCCACATTCACCCCGAATACCTGGAAAGCTGCGACAAGCGACAGGCTACACGGTTCATGGTCCGATCCGGGGTGACGGAGTCGTTTCTGGTACTGGCCGAAACCCTGTCCCAGATGGTGCCTTTGGGATTGACCAAGATCGGAACAACTCCCGATTGGGTTCACTTCCGGAACAAGACCTTAATCTTTTCCTGCCGCAGGCATATGGACGACTATCCCACGGACGGAGTCACGCGGCTCCTCTCGTTCGAGGGAACACCTGCCATCCTGCCCAAAGGGGCAGAAGTCGCAGCCAAGATTGCCAGCGTGTTCGCCAACGGCAAGGATGATAAGCTGGTCGTGAAGCTCACTCCTGGTCGAATGACGGTGTATGGTGGTGGGCCGCAAGGGTGGGCCGAGGAAGAACTCGACATCTCCTACGACGGGGAAGCGTTCGCGTTCCGGATCAAAGCCCAACACCTGAGTCGTCTGGTGAAGGCTTACGACGCCTGCCAGTTGAGCGATGGGCGGTTGAAGGTGGTGGGTGACAAATGGTCCTTCGTCTCAGTTCTTGGGAAATCGACAGAAGGCAAGGAGAAGCCCCCACGGGAAGCCGTCACAGTCCCTGCCGACGATGAGGACTCCGACGGCGACTACGGGAGTGATGACGATGAGTAGTCTTTGTCCTCTTTGCAAAGATTTGGGGATGGTGCCATCACCAGGCGATTGGAAGGAAAACGGTGGCTGGGAAGACTGTCCGATGTGTTACCCGCCAGAACCGAGGAAACTAGGATTGCTGTACCGTGCGTGGCGACGATTCCTTGCCTTCTACCGTCTTGACATGGAAGCTGTCTGTGAGATGTCGTGTGATGATCGGGATTATCACGACTACCCTGATAGTGGGCATGGTGAGCCATTTCATTTCGTCACAATGAAGTGCAAACGCTGCGGGAAAGAGTTTTACATTTGAGGGATTTCAATGATCATTTGCGTGGACTTCGACGGGACGATTGTGGTACATGAGTTCCCCGAAATCGGTCCACCCGTTTCGGGAGCGTTCGAGTGGATGAAGATGTGGCAGGAAGCAGGGGCGAAGCTGATCCTGTGGACGATGCGGAGTGATGGTCGGACGGGTCCAGGATGTGAGAATGCCCCTGTTCTGACGGAAGCGGTGGAATTCTGCCGCAGGAATGGGGTAGAGTTTCACGCTGTCAATGAGAACCCCACGCAGGCTTCCTGGACGCAATCCCCGAAGGTATACGCGAATTTGTACGTGGATGATGCGGCGTATGGGTGTCCGCTCCGTGGGAGTGGAAAAGCCGGTGGACGTCCGGTGGTGGATTGGTCCGTAGTCGGTCCCGAAGTTCTTGCGATGATCCTTGCTTGGAAGTGAGTATGGACGGATTCTTTTCCCCTGACGCCTTCGCCCCAACCAAAGTGGAGACCCCCCTTCGGGCCAATTGCGATGCCTGTTCTTTATTTCGTACTTGCAAGACACCGAAGATGCCGGTGGATGGGGAAGGACGAAAGGGGATTTTGATTGTCTCTGAAAGGCCAGGTCAAGACGAGGACACAGAGGGAAAGCCCTTCGTGGGACCGACTGGTCGTGATCTGAAGTCTACCCTCCGCAAGTACGGAATCGAAGTTCGGCGGGATTGCTGGCTCTACAACGCCGTCATTTGCAAGCCCCCCGAATCAACCCCTGCAAATGCCGTCGATCATTGCCGTCCAAACTTGATCAGGACGATCAAGGAACTGAATCCGTCCACGATCATTCTTCTGGGACACGACGCCGTCCGGTCGTTGATTGGGTGGCTCTGGAAGCCCAAAGTCGGTCCAATCGAACGGTGGGTAGGATGGAAGATTCCCGCACGGCAGATCAACTCGTGGATTTGTCCGACGTATCAACCCGCCAGTTTCTTCTATCATGGCCGGGACAAGTCCAAAGAGGACAAAGACCCCGTCAAGCGGATGGATTACGAGCGTCACCTGACGGAAGCCGTGCAATTACAGGGAAGGCCGTGGCCAGACGGTCCCCCGGACTACGAGAAGGAAATCGAGTGCATCCACTCCGCATCCGAAGCGGCAGAACGCATCAAAAAGTACACAGGCGGCACAATCGTTTTCGACTTGGAAACGAACATGAAGAAGCCGCATCATCGGCTGTCGGAAATCGTGACCTGTTCAATCTGTTGGGAGGGAATCGAAACCATCGCGTTCCCGTGGTATGGTCCTGTCTTGCCTGAGATGAAGCGTCTTCTTCTTGATTCGAGGGTGACTAAGCGTGGGACCAACATCAAGTTCGAGCATAATTGGATTCGGGAGAAGCTGGGCATTGAGGTTCGGGGCTGGGATCACTGTACGATGTTGACGGCTCACACGTTGGACCCTCGTGGTGGCAAGGAAGGTGGGGAGCGGAAGGATCAGTCGGGGATTACGGGATTAAAATTTCAGGCGTTCTGTCTTTTGGGTATGCCGGACTACAACTCCCACATCGAGCCGTATTTGCATTCGACAGATAAGGGTGGTTACGCAATCAACCGAATACGGGAATTGGACATGGGGCAACTGCTCCGATACAACGGGTTCGATTCTAGACTAGAGTGGGAAGTAGCTCGAATTCAGAAGGAAAGGCTCCGTCGTGCCAATACTGACCGGTCCTGAAATTGTTCGGATCGTGGAGTCCAGTCGAAACAGTCCGGAAACCTTACCGTTCCTGAAGATTGACCCATTCGACCCCGAACTGGCAGGGCCGAACTCCTACGACATCCATCTTGGAAATTCGGTGTCGTGGTATGTTTTAACTCCGATGCAAGATCCCTGTTTTGGGGGCGGGTTCATTGATGGCATTGATTCGCGGAATCCGGAAGTTTCTAGGATTCGCATTCCCGATACAGGATTCTTGCTCAGGCCAGGAATTCTGTATCTGGGCAGCACGGAGGAATGGATCGAGTGTCAGGGACTGGTTCCCTACATCGACGGACGTTCTTCGGTCGGTCGACTGGGCATTCAAATCCACCTGACAGCGGGACGTGGTGACGACGGATGGCGGGGACAGTTCACGCTGGAGATCACCTGCGTTCACCCGGTCATGATTTATCCCGGAATGCGAATTGGCCAGTTGACGTTCCACACGCTTCAAGGTGAGCGTAAACCATATAAGGGACGGTACGCAGACTCATCTGGTCCGGTGGCTTCCCGGATGTACTCGGAGTAGGAGAACTCCCATGCCCGAAGAATTCCCTCCATCCTGGGAATACTGGACTCCTAGCGAAGAAATGCAGGAGTTCTGGGAATCCCTCGAAGAGAGTGACGGATTCTCGCGATTGGGGATTGAAGAGCAGCGAACAGAACGGATTGGCGGGAACATCGGCTTTCGGTTTGGTCGTGGACGTCCCGACGCTGCTTCGGGAATCGTCACCATTCGGAAACGATTTGATGTCGTCAAGAAGACTCGTGAGGTTGTATTTCGCAAATGCGAAGAGTGTGGTGCAGAGTTTGAAGTAATTCCTCATAAGAGGATTTTTTTCTGTTCTAGAAAATGCTCTTGCCTTGCAAATGGACGGAGAGTAGGTGAACGGCCCCGTGAGCATACCAAGAAGCCTGTCGTGGTGTTGGAGTGTGCTTGGTGCAACCACCCTTTCGTTCAGAATAAAATTGATCAACGGTTTTGCCAGGCATCGTGTGCAGGTCAGGTTGGGAACCGCTCGCGGCATACCCGAATTGTCGAGTGTCACGCCACGGGCAGGGGCAAGAAGGGTGTCTGTCCCTCTTGCCAGAAAGAGAAGACAATCTTTCGGCGTGGTGTATGTCGGACGTGCTACAAGAATGTCCGCACGCGAGTCTCCTCCCCAGTGGCGAAGCGTCACAAATCGTGGACGGCTCGTGAGGCACGAGTGATGGTGTTGGGAGTAGCGGACGGACGCACACTTCGGGACATTGGTAAAGAGTTGAAGAGAACTCGTGCCCAGATGACGAATCGCTACACGAGGCACAAGCGAGAGGTTTCTCGAATGAAGTCGCCTACTCTCCAGGTCGGACAGCGGGTCACAATCAATGCCCCGGATGAGCCTGCCGTCCACGGATGTGAGGGTGTAGTCGAGAAACTGACCGAGTGGGGGGCACATCTTCTCATCAATCGACCTGTCCGGACTTACGACGCACCGAATCACACCCCGAGGTGGAGGGCGTTGTGGTCCGAAATGACTCCCCTGGAAGGAACTTCGATTCAGGCAGCAAGGGAAATGGGCTTCACCGGCGATCCCTGTACGAACTGTGGAAGCATTCGGGTCGTTCGGGTCGGAACCTGCTTACAGTGTCAAGATTGCCAGTCCAGTTCGGGATGCGGATAATTTCCCCTTTGTAAAATTTGCCTTTCAGCAATTCGTGTCCCATACTACCGATACCACATTTGTGAGGGGCGACATGCCGACCAAAGTTCCCATTGAAATCTTTTTCATCCAGAAGACGACAGCCGACCGCGACGAAATGAAGCGATGGCTGGAGTTCAAGGGAGTCAAGGATTACACGTTTCCCCCGCCGGAAACGGTGACTGACTCCGCGTTGACGATTGGTGTATCGGCCAAACGATGTTATTTAAGTTTCGATACGACTCAAAATCCGAACCTGTCGAAGGTCCGTTCTGACTGGGGCGAGTACATCGATAATATTCTCAAGACCGGCCACGGATGTTATGACTCGGAAACCGACGTGTTGACGTCTGCCGGGTGGAAGCCGTGGCCAGAAGTCACTCGGCAGGATTACCTGGCTACGTTGAATAAATCAGGCGGTTTGGTGTACTGCCGTCCGGATGCGGTGACCGCCGTCGATTACACCGGACGCATGTATCGGGTGGAAACCCGCGGGGTTGACCTGCTGGTCACTCCTAACCACCAGATGTATGTTTGCCCCACTACAACTAGAAACGGGCGCAAGCGTGAAGACTTTAAGCTGATTCGAGCAGACTCGCTTGACGCTGGCTCCCACGCTTATTTGAAATCGGCCCAAACGTGGGACTCCACTTGCGAGGTGGGATACCCGGCGGATGTGCTGCGGTTGCTCGGATTTTCAATCGGCGACGGGAGTTACGAGAGTGGCCTTACCGTTCGATTCCGGCTTCGTCGTCCCAGGAAAGTGACGTGGCTGTACCGGGTGGTTGATCAACTGAATCAATTGCAGCCGGGCGAGTGGGAAATTAGATACGACGGTACGGATCGGTACTCTTTGGGATTCCCGGCATCGTACCGTCATCTGTTCTCTGAAATCTACGCCGACGGCGAGAAGTGCATCCCTTCGGGGGTTTTGATTCAATCGTCGCGTGACGGGCTTGCTGGCCTGTTGGAAGGTCTGATGCAGTCAGACGGCCACGAAGGAGTTGCCGACGATTCTTTTCACACGACCAGTGAGGTTCTTTCCGGTCAGATCATGCAACTCTGTTTACACGTCGGGATCGCAGCTAACGTACGTAAAGTGTACGGACCGGAAGACCGGCCGACATCATACGGAACAAAGCCTCTCATTCAGATGTCCATTTTATCCTCCCGGAGTTTGAAGCCGGAAGTCAACAAGTACGCTGGTTCTGAGGGCCGGACTAGTTGGGTTGAAGACTGGTCTGGCGAGGTGTTTTGTGCACAGATGCCGGAAGACACGCAGCATGTTTTGTATGTTCGACGGAACGGATACCCGGTTTGGTGTGGAAATAGTGTTCTTGAGCACGCTGTCTACTCGTTTGCAATCGAGAACGTGTCTCGCATATTTACTGGGGAAATGAACAGGCATCGAGCGGGGTGGGCCATCTCGGAAGGTTCGATGCGGTTCATCCGGTTCGGGGAAAACATTCCTTACTGGGAACCGACGTACATTCAGGGATCAGCAAGAGAGGACGACGTCGCTAGGAACTACCTACACTGGAGTCCTTACGTGATCTTGGAATGTATCAGGAATGGACATGAGACGGCAACTCCGTTGGATGTTGAACACAAGAAGGAATTGACTCGGATTGTAATGCAACGTGCCTTTGGTGCCCAACAGGAGTGGTACAAGGTATTAGAGGCAGTCTGGGCCGACGAATTGAAACCAGAGTCCTCCTTCAAGCAGAAGAAGGAACTCACCTCTCTGTTCCGCCGTATCGTTGGGATGGGATGTGCGACAGGTGGTGTGTGGACGGGGAACATCCGAGCGATTCGCCATGTCATGACGATGCGGTGTGAGCCTGCTGCGGAGGAAGAAATCCTTCACGTGTTCAGCCGGATTGTCGTGGAGATGAAGAAGAGGGAACCAATGCTCATTGGTGACTTCGAGCAGGATGCAGCAGGTTTTTGGCGTCCCAAATACAAGAAGGTGTAATTTGCCTACTCCCAAGAGTCCGCAAACCACTCCTGAGTCAAAGTCAGGAGCCGTTGGTATCGATAAGCACGAAGGAAAGAAATACCTTCGGCTGATACACTCCGCGAAGCCTGACAACGTGAGACAGCCAATTTCTGTGGATGTTTACGCAGTTCTGGTTGCGTTTGGGGTGACCTGTCCTGCCCGTGCCCATGCGATCAAGAAACTACTCTGTTGTGGGAATCGTGGCAAAGGTAGTGAGTTGGATGACTTGAAGGGTGTGTTGGCGGCAGTGTCACGGGCGATCCAGTTGCAAGAGATTGCCGATCAGGAAAAGAAACAGTGAAGACCTTCACCCCGACCGATGAAGCCTGCCAGCTACTCCTTGAAGGAACTTTGGCCTTATCTGAGATAGAAGGACACGGAATACGGATTGATAGGGATTACCTGGAGAAGGCTCTCACGGACACGGCGGAACAGATCAAGAGCCTCGAACAGAAGATGCGTCAGGACGACGACTACCGACTGTGGTCCCGGCAGTTCGGAGACAGGACGAATCTGGCCAGTGCCGAGCAACTGGCGACGATTGTGTTTACGGAGAAAGGACACAAATCGAAGGTCAAGACCAAGAGTGGCAAGCGTGCGTCCGCATCCGAGAAAGCTCTGGAGGGAATCAACCTTCCGATTGTGAAGATGTATCTGGAGATGCAGCACCTTCGGAAAGGACGGGACACCTTCCTGGTGGGCATCCACCGAGAGATAGTGCAGCATCAGGACGGGGACTGGTATTCTCATCCTGTGTATCACCATAACGTTGTATCTTCATTCAGAAGTTCGTGCTCGGATTTTAACGTCCAAAATCAGCCGAATCGGATGCCGATGCTGGCTGAGATGATCCGGAAGTCCATGCTTCCGCGACGGGGGAACCAGATACTCGAATTCGACTACGCACAACAGGAGGTAAGAATATCCGAGTGCTACCACCTGGACCCGACGATGAAGGAATACATCGAGTCGGGTAAAGACATGCACATGGACGTCGCCAAGCAGGTGTTCTTGTTGGAGGAGAATCAGGTCACCAAAGCGATCCGTCACCTGGCGAAGAATCAGGTTACGTTCCCGTTTTTCTACGGCAGTTTCTACGCCAAGATTGCACCGAACGTGTGGGACATGATGTCCGATTTGAAGCTGAAGGACTCCACTGTTCTGCTTCGTGATCACCTTCGCGATAAGGGGATCGAGGAACTGGGCAATTGCGATCCACAGCTTTCCCCCATCAAGAATACCTTTGAAGACCATTTGAAAGAGATGGAAGCGGACTTTTGGGGTGAGAGGTTTCCGGTGTATGGTCAGTGGAGGAAGGACTGGGTATCTGCCTACCAGCGGGATGGGGGCTGTCAGTTCAAGACCGGCTTTATCATGACTGGTCCCCATGCCCGCAACGACATTACGAACTACGCGATCCAGGGGTCGGCTTATCACTGCCTGCTCAAGGCGATCATTACCATCAACCGAACGCTCAAGAAGTACAAGATGGGAAGTCGGATCATCGCCCAAATACATGATTGCGTGGTGATGGATGTTGTTCCTTCGGAGCGTGAAGACGTCATCTTCATCGTCCGGGATGCGATGGTTCGGTGTGTCATGCGGGACTGGAAGTGGATTAACGTGCCTCTGGAGTGTGAAGTCGAGTCTTGCCCTGTGGACCGAAGTTGGTTCGACAAGATGTCGCTTGTGGAGAGGGGCGGGAAGTGGGTTCCCGCTGATGAAGCCAAGTGGCAAAAACTTTACGGATCATGGGCGTGATGAACTGTCCCACTCACAACACCCGACTGATCGGACAGAAGACGCAGTACGGCGTTCGGTTTTATTGCTCCGTTGATGGGTGTACAGTGGCTTGCTGGTCTGGGTCGACATCCACCCCGGCTGATGAGCCGACTCGGAAACTTCGCAGTCAATGCCATGCCAAGTTCGATCCGTTGTGGTATGGAAAGAAGAAGTTTGCCAATCGGAATGAAGCGTACCGGTGGCTCCGAAGAGTGATGGATCTTCCCCGTGAGAAGGCTCACATTGGGATGTTCGACAGGGAACAGTGTGAGCGACTTCTGGTCATCATTGCGGAGTTGTCGTGAAGATTCGTCTACCCACTCCCGAAGAGTCCGTGGTCGTCCTGAACGAGGACTCCGATGACGTGCTTCCGCGACTTCCTTCCGGGTGCGTGGCCGCGTGCATAACCGACCCTCCGTTCAGCGAAAGAACACACAAGGGACATGACAGCGTGATCGGTCGGAGTCCCGGCGACAAAGGGTACGACGGGGGATACAGAAAGACGTTGGGCTACGCAGCGTGGACTCTCAAGGATATCGCGAATTTCGTTCCGGAGATGTGTCGGGTCTGTTCGGGGTGGGTTGTGGTCATGAACGACCACACCAACGCCCCGTACATCATTCGGCACATGGAAGAGGCGGGACGGTACGTGTTCGCTCCGTTGCCGTTCTTTCAGCCGGGGCGGGGCGTTCGTTTGAGTGGTGATGGTCCTTCTTCGTGGACAGACTGGATCATTGTCAGCCGCACCGCCAAGCAGCATAAGTGGGGAACACTTCCCGGTGGGTACGTGGCCGAACCCGGATGGCGTGACCGGAAGCACATGGGCGGCAAGCCTTTGATGCTCATGCGGCAACTGATCCGGCATTATTCCCGTCCCGGAGACATTGTTCTTGACCCCTTCGGAGGATCGGGCACAACAGCCGAGGCAGCAGTTCTGGAAGGAAGATTGTGTCTTATTATTGAACGGGAAAAGGAATTCTGCGACACGATTCGCAGCCGCGTGGCATTAGCACTCGAAGAAGAGTTCCTGCTTCCGGCGTCGGACTTCCAATCGAAGACGAAGGACGATTTGCTCGACGGCATGTCGGACCCGGAAGTGTGGAAGTAATCTTTTCAAAAAGTGATTTGCATTCGACTAGAACAGTTGTATAGTTCGTAACGGGAGTGAAGTTTCGATGGCAAAAGACGAAAGTGACGATCTGGATGTGCGATACCGTCCCCAGACTCTGGACGAGGTGGTGGGACAGCCGGAAGCTGTCGCCATCGTCAAGTCGTGGGGCAAGGACATTCCTCGCTGTGTGATGTTCCACGGGGGAACAGGAGGCGGGAAGACCACGCTTGCGGGCGTCATTGCCAGAGACCAAAAGATCAACGAGTTCGACTTATCCGAGGTGAACTGCGGGACCATCGCAAAACCAACGGAATTCATTCGTGACCTAGAGGATGCGGTTACGGCATCCGCCATCGGTGGCGGCAAGAGGATGTGGGTTCTGGACGAATTCCAGACCCTCCGTCGCAGCAAGGGGGCACAGGAAGCCTTCCTGATGGTGATGGAGCGATCACAGCCCCACGTGATCTTTTGCCTTTGCACCACCGAACCCAAGCAGATCCTCCCCACCATTCGGGGACGGTGTGTGATGGTGGGAATCAAGCCCATCAAACACGAAGACCTAGCTTACCTCGTCACGTACATCGCCACCAAAGAAGGCGTGGAACTCGATAGTCGGGTGGTCGACAAGATCGTGGAAGTGGCCAACGGGAGTGCCCGCAACGCCGTGAAGGAACTTCAGAAGGTCATCAAGATCACCGACCCCAAGCAGCGTCTGGCAGCAGTGGGTGGTGTGGGGGTGGAGCGGGCAGTGTTCGATCTGGTGAAGACTCTCCTTCCCTTCCAGGGCAAAGCCAGTTGGGGCGAGGTGGCGAAAGTCCTCGAAGACATCAAGGAGGAAGATCCCGAAAGTATTCGTCTCATGCTTCTGGCAACAGCACGGACCATGATGCTCAAGGGCGACAAGCGTTCGGAGATGGGCTACAAGGTCGTGTGCTGCTTCGACAAGCCGCTTTTTGATAAGGTATCAGGTCATGCGATGCTCTGTGTGGGGGCATGGGAAATCGTTCACAAAGCGTGAGGTGGGAAATGGATGAAGATACCAACAAAGTCATTGAAGAGGACACGCGATATTTCAAGGACTTGGAATTCCTTGTGGACTACAAGGTTTATCCGTATCGAATCGAGTTTTTCGTTTATCAGACATGCCCAACACGTGCTGCCGACTCTGATGTCTGGGAAGTTTGGTATCTCGGGGAAATGGGTCCAGTCAAGGACAAGAAAGACGCCGAGGTGTTTGCGGAAGGGGCGTTGAAATGTGATGGATGCTCTGACTGGGATTTCCACCCTGGCGACAAGGGATTGTTTGGGGACACTCAGGAGCAACTACGTTCGTGCAAGCATTTCTGTGGACGGAACGGTTTGCAGAATTTGGGTGTGCTTCTGTTTCAACTTTGGGATATGGGACAGAAGATTCCAAACTGGCGATTCTGAGGTGAATTATGTCAGAGAAATCCCTGCAGTTGTTGTCGGTGACTGTTTGTACACTTATTGTCATTTGTGTCAACTGGTGTATTTACGACGCACTTCCTTTGGCTGTGTATCTTGCTTGGTGCATCTTCACGGGGTTTTTGGCTACAGCAGGTGGTCTTCAGATTAGTAGTTTCCTTTGGATGGTGTTCTTTCGGGAGGTGAAGGATGATTGAACTAGAGAAGTACAAGAAATTTCTGTTGTTCTTCGGTCTGTTTGTGGTGTCGGCAGGTCTGTTCGGGTTCGGGGCCGCGAACTGGAATTGCTATTGCACTGGCCATGTACCGACTCCCGGAGTTAGTGATACCCCCGAAAGTTTCCAGATGAGAACTCTGGCATACATGGAAAAGAAAGAGCGTGCCCACAACGGGGAAGGGGCACAGGTTTCTTTCCCCCTGGCAGTCGGTCTGACTCTGGCGGGGATTTCGGGTGCAGTTTCCATCGTCGGACGTTTGCTGTGGGAGTATGGAGGATGACAAAGCCAATCGATAATCCGTTCCAGATCAACTCGGACAGGCTGGACAAGGAGCTCATCGAAATGCCTTCCCGTATCCGGGAGGCAGGCATTCGGGAAGCGGACGCACGGCATGAACATGCTCAGGCAAAGGCCCGATTGGAGGTGAAGCACGCCCAACTTCTGCTTCAGATTCGCAAGAACCCGGACAAGTTCGACCTGCGTGCCAAGCCCAACGAAGCGGAAGTCGAAGCCACGGTCGTGACGCATCCGGAATACGAGCGGGCTTTGGCGGAATTCAACCTGGCACGGAAGCTAATGGACTTGGCGGAAGCGGATACGTCCGCGTTTGAGTCCATGCGACAGTCAGTGGGTCGGTTGGTGGATCTGGTACAGATTTCTTACTTTAGTGAGCGTCCACCAGAGGCATCCACTCCAGAAGGACGCAGACGAATCAGTGAAGGAAGATCGCGAAGTGTTGAGGGAGACGGGATCGATTCCAGTCAGTAACGTGTTTCACAACCAAGTGAGGGGGATTTGTTATGGCGAGATCTCCTCGTCAGTGGGAAGTTGACGATGGCAAGACGGATGACGCCAAGCGTAAGAGCCGTGGAGCAATCGCCATCCCGAATGGGGTGGGAGTCTTCAAACCGAAGAAGTCTGGCAGTCACCGGTTGGACATTATTCCGTTCCTGGTGACGGACAATCGGAATCGGTTCGTGGAGGGGCTCAGGCGTTCCAAGAAGCCGGGTGTGTTGTTCCCACACCGGATTTATTGGGTTCACTACGGCATTGGAGTGAACAACGAGCCGTTCTGCTGTCTGTCGAAGAACTTCGGCAAGAAGTGCCCTATCTGTCAACACCGGGACAAGTTGCTGGAGAAGCCGGACAACGAGTCCAAGAAGGCAGCGGAGCGTCTGAAGGCGAAGGAGCGTCAATTGTGGCTCGTGTACGACAACGACGAGACCCACAAGGGCGTGCAATTGTGGGAGGTGAGCATCCACAACTTCGGTGCCCACATCGTGGATTACGTGGAAGGCTTCCGTTCCGAGAAGGAACGCGAGAAGCACAAGTTCTACTTCCACCCTGTCAGTGGTCTGTCCCTGAACGTCACCTGCAAGGAGGAATCGGCAGGGGATCGGTCCTACACGGACTTCCTGGTTCACTCGATGGTGAACCGGGAGGAGCCACTTCCGGAAGAACTGTTCGATCACGGCATTGACCTGGATGCGATTCCGGTGGAGGAGACCTACGAGCGTCTGAAACGAATCTACGAAGGGGACGATTACGAGGAGGAGGAAGGTGGACACGAAGAAGACAATTCCGTTCCTCCTCCGAAGAAGGAATCCCCGACCCAGAACGGTCAGTCCGAGAAGCCAAAGCCGACTCTTCCTCTCCCGACGCAAAAGACGAAGAATCGGATGGAGGAAGAGAAGACAGCGAGGAAAGACACGCCCCGTGATGACGGCAAGCCGTACATCTTCGCCACCGGAGACAAGGTGGTTGTAGAGTGGAAGGGGGAACCGATCACTGTGCCGGTCGTTTCATCAGACATTGACAACAAGACGTGTCTGGTGAAGATTCCTGGACGTGAGAGGCCCATGCAGTTCCCCTTTGAGGACTTGAAGCTCGAAGAAGCTGACACGACTTTCGATCTCAAGAGCAAGGATGCGTGGGACGACGAGGACGCGGGCAGCAAGGATGACGATGATCCTGTCCCTCCTTCCAAGAAGAAAGCCGCGAAGTGAACCGGAGTTCGACTGAAGTTGTGATGCCAGAAAGTCTCCGGATCATGCTTGCTCAGTTCGAGGAAGCACCCGGAGACTTCGACGGCTACGCGGCATGTGCGGATCTGTACGACGAGTTCGATCTTCCCGACTTGGCTCATGCTTTCCGTTGGATGTGGAAGCGTAGGAAGTGCCCCCACAAACGATTATGGCACAACATTGGTTCTAGTTCCGAGCCAGTGCAGGGACGAAAAGTTCCTCCTGCTCACAGGTGGGCATGGTATGGTGGTCATGGATCGGAGATGTGGAAATTTATTCCTTTTGGGAACAGACCGCATTGCTTCGTTCCGGATGAAGTTTTGATGTCTCCTTACAGCAAGAAGGTCTTCCGCACTCACCTGGAAGCGGTTGAATATCTTTCCACTCGGTTATCGTACTTGCAGTTTCTTTACGGAATCGAACCAAATAAGGGCGTCTGACGTGGCGAAGTACATTGTCATCATGAAGGGGTTTGGTGAGGGGTGTGATTACACGATTGGGTGTAACATGAGTTATGAGGTGATGGAATCGGACAAATCACTGGCGGATTTTGCCAATGAGATGGCAGGAACTGTGACCGACCCCTCCGAATACAGTGATCCGGGAGTCAAGAAGCTGATCGTTGTTCCCTACGACGCGGCGATTATTCCGGACCTCGGACCTTTCCGAAAGCAGCATCAGGACGCCAGGGAAGCTGAGAAGGCACGGGAACAGGAAGTCAAAGACCGAAAGAAACTGGAAGAACTCAAGAAGAAGTACGGAGGCTGAAGTGGCGAAATCAAAGTCGAAAGTTGAGGAACTGGAATCCCGGTTGACCACTGCGGTTCCACGGACGTCCGCCATCCCGGATTTGGATTGGCTCTCCAGTGGCATCACGACACTGAATCTGGCTGCATCCGGTCGACCCGATGGTCTGATTCCGAAGGGTAAGTACGCTTACGTGGTGGGGGACTCTTCGAGTGGAAAGTCCCGCCTTGTCCAGGATATGTTCGCGGAGGCGGCACGCAACCCCTCCTTCGCCAAACATCGACTGGTCTTCGACAATGCCGAACGGGGGATGCTCCTGGACGTCGCGGGAATCTACGGTCAGGAAACGGCCGACCGAATCGAACCCCCACGAGGAACCAAGACCAATCCTGAGTATTCGGAAACAGTCCAGCAGTTCTTCTTCAATCTCGATGACGCTCTGGGGAAGGGTCCGTGCATCTATGCATTGGATTCGGTGGATGCCATCGGAGCCGACGAGGACGACAAACAATTCCAGGCTGAGAAGGACGCCTTCGAGAAGGACAAGGAATCTCCTGGAACCTATGCAATGTCGAAGGTGAAGTACATCTCCCAGCACATCGGGAGAGTATCCAGAGGACTGTCGGATACCGGAAGCATTCTTCTGCTCATCTCCCAGACGCGGGACAAGATTGGGGGCCACATCCCCGGACAGAAGACACGGGCAGGTGGCAGGGCATTGAAGTTCTACGCCAGGCTCGAACTGTGGCTCTCCGTCAAGGGTCCGATGAAGAAGACCGTCCTGGGGCGGGAGCGTGAAATCGGTTCTTACATCCAGGTGGATATCCAGAAGAATCACCTGACGGGGTGGGAAGGGAAAGTTCCATTGATTCCCTTCCAGAGGAACTTGGGATTCGATTCCATCGGGTCTAGTGTGGATTTCCTTTTGGAAGAGGGTGTGTGGGACAAGCAGAAGAACACTATCAAGGCTCCGGAACTGGAGTTTGAGGGCACACGGGATGCCCTCATCAAGCACATCGAGAATAACAACCTGGAATCGAAGTTGGTGGCCATCGTGCAGGCCATGTGGTCTGCAATTGAGGATGCGTCGAAGGGAAACCGCAAATCGAGGTACGGATTATGACTGACCGGGAACAACTGAAGAAACTGGTGGACATCGGCAACCGGTGGCGGAATACGCCAATTGTTGATGACGACTTCGTGACACTCAAGAACGAGTTCGATCATGAATTAGGGAGGGCCATGAAGTTAGTGCAGACCCCCCGACCAAAAGTTGTCTGTCTGTGCGGCAGCACACGATTCCGGGATGCGTTTGAAGAGGCATTGAAGGAGGAAACACTGGCAGGTGGAATTGTGCTATCAGTCGCCGTGTTCGGTCATGCCGAAGCCCTCGACATGAACGGTCCAATCAAGAAAGCTCTCGATGAGCTTCATTTCCGCAAGATCGAGATGGCAGATGAGGTGCTCATACTGAACGTTGGAAAGTACATTGGTGAGTCCACGCGGCGGGAATTGGAGTATTCTCGAAAGTTGGGCAAGACGATTCGATTCCTCGAATCGGAGGAATAGCGTGGCCGATAAGCCTGAAGGACAGTCCTGTTCAAACTGTCGGTATTATCAGATGCGATCCCGGAACGTCGGACCGGAAGGGAATGTGCTATATCAGGATTCGGAAATGACCTGCAAGAGGCATCCTCCGATTGTTCTTGTTGTTCGCAGTCGGACTGTGTGTAGCTGGCCAGAGGTCGATCCGTGGCAATGGTGTGGAGAGTTCATCCACGCCAACCCGGAAACGATTTCCGAAGGAGCCGCGACGATGGCTCGCCTTATTCAGATTGGCGATTTGAGTGCCGCAAGAGCACTGGCGGATTACTTGAAAGAAGGTGGATCGTGAGCAAGGGAGGCGAATATGAGCGTGAGATCTGCAAGCAGATCTCATCGTGGTGGCTTGGGACGGACGATGATGACATCTGTTTCTGGCGGACCAGTCAGTCGGGAGGCAGGGCTACGCAGCGTGCTAAGTTGCAGAAGAAGACCACCCGTGCTCATTGTGGGGATATCTGTGCTTTGGACGAGCGTGGTCGTTCCCTGACGGACCTGATTGCCTGCGAGCTTAAACGCGGGTATCCGAAGGCGTCGATTCACGCACTTCTGGACTGTACAGACGATTCCGCCGAGCAGATTTACGAGAAGTGGATTGTTCAGGCTCAGGAATCGGCCCGTCACGCGGGGGTTCCGTTCTGGGCCATCATCCACAAGCGGAATCGCTGTGCCACGACATTGACAGTCCCTCACCGGTTGTGGCTTGAATTGGACATCGATACCGATGGACAGCATCGGATGCAGATTCAAGCTCCCGTGGTGGAAATGGAAGTCATAGTGGTAGACAAAAAGGAATACATTGTGTGCTGTCAGTTCGATGCGTTCCTGAAAGCTGTGCATCCTGATGTGATCCGGCAGGTCTCGACCAAGTACGCTACTGCTTCTTCCGTGCCTGTTCCACAGTCTGCATTAGCCTGAACACCCCGATCTTGTTGGCCGCTTGTTCACACAGCGGGATTCCGGAACTCTTCAAGAGTCCTTGCAGTTCAATCAGTCCTTCCATGTCGGGTTGTAACGGCTCCCCTGGCATCCCATCGTCACCCACCAGTAGGTGCAGTGGAAAGTCAGACAGAACGAAATCCGCCACGTATCCGGACAGTTTTTCGAGTGTATGAACACGGCTCATTATGAATTCCCCTGGAAGGACCGGACACGATGAACTTTACAATACAATCTACCAAAAGCAATTGCCCGAAGTGTAATCGTGGGGTAGAGTTCAGCAGACACCCCACTGCAACGGGTTAGTAGTTGCAACGATGGGTCCGTAAACAACAATCCCACCGCACCAGGTTTATAGGGGCGAATGGGTTCACCACGACACGGGATCATTTATGAGTGACGGCAATCTCTTACTTCGTGTGTGCTGTTCCTGCCCCACGGACAGGGACGCTCAGCTTGTTTTGGCAGATTGGCTTCAGGAGAACGGTGAGCCAGAATGTGAAGTGGCTCTGCGTGGCGATGCGGACAAGGCAGCAGACATCATCCGCGACGTCCACAAGCTTGCAGACCACCTGAAGCGTCAGCCGTGTCTGAAACTACTCTTTGCTGCCGTTGTGGTAAGTCCATCACTGTTCCTTCGACCTGCCCCCACGGTTCCGCAGATAACGTATCCTCCAGGACGAAGGACGCCTGTTCGGGCTGACCCAGCAGTTCCTGTCCGTCCTGGTCCTTACGAGTACGTTCCTCGCGACCGTAGGTGGAGAGTCGACCACGACGAGTTTCGGTGTCATATTTTGGATGAATTCAACAAGGAAGCAGAATGACCCACGTAATGGCTACATGCACTGTGACAACGGGGACGGGTGGGAATTCTCCGGTGCAGGTAAAGATTACTCAGTTCGTTCCCAAGACGGTGGCCAGTCTGTACCAAACGAATTCGCACATCCGCGACCTGATTGACTTCTGGGTGCAGGAGCGGCGATGTCCGATGGGGCTGGTCGATGAACTTCTGATTGAGGACATGGAGAACGCAGCCGACTGTGCGTTGTGGGCCGCGAAGGAACCTGTCAGGGATGTTTTCGAGCCGAATCAGTACGAACCGGAAACGTCTGGTCCGTATCCAGCAGTCTGTGATGACGGCAAGACCTGTTTTTGGTCAGTTAATGACAAATGGGAACTAATTTTCTCTCACAGGATATTTTCGGGTCGTATCGTTCCGCATTTGATTGCTGGTCGGAGACAGAATTCGGCAAATTTGGCAATCATCTGGCTTCTCGACAACTGGGTGAAGTCATGACCGACACACAGCGGCAATTGCTTCAGGCCATCATCACGAATCCGGACGAAGATTCGGTGCGGTTGGAATATGCGGACTGCATTCAGGAGCAGGGGGAAGAGGACAGGGCGGAATTCATTCGTGTGCAGGTAGAGTTGGCGAAGGCGAATTGTGTAGTTGTAGACATGGTGAAGTCTTTACCGAAGCATGTCTGGCAATCTGAGGAATATTCCAACGTCAACCGACTGCAACAACGTGAGCGGGAATTGTGGGTGCTATTCAAGGGGGATTCGTGGACTGCTGCTCCTTGTCTGGCAGGATTCGATTTTCGGCACTTACCAGGCGACCCAGAGCAATTGCGTGGTCGTCCCCATCTGAAACGCTGTTACTACTCTCGTGGTTTCGTGTTGTCATTAGTGCTTCCGGCTGAAGACTTCCTCACGCACGCGGATCAGTTGGTGTGGCATCCGGATATGAAGGACGTCGGAAGGTGTTCCTGTCGAATGTATGGTCGTGATGGGTGGGTTCTGAATTTCAAGGGCAAGTGGGAGACGTGTGAAACGTGTAAGGGTGCCGGCAGGAAGCATGTCTGTCGTCCGGTTCCCGACACTGCACAGCCCATCCAAAAGGTGGCCCTGACGGATGACCCACGGGACATTCCGGGATGGGAAGACCAGTTCCGTTCCGTGTTGCGAGCGGAAGACGGAAAGTGCATCTGGCGGTGTCGGAAGTTCCCCGGAATCGAGTTCCAATTTCCGGTTTACGGAATTTCCAACGCCAATGTTCCGCAGATTAACCCAGAAGGTGGACTTATTGTCGATTACGAAAGCCGCATTCAGGAAGACATTGACGGTTTTGATGGATGGTAGGCATTCTGTCTGTAACTTTGGAGTAGGAATGACCACTAGCCCAATGAATCAGGCCATTCTCGACGTCCTCGATGAGCGGGGACAGATGACGGAACCGGAACTGCGGCAGGTCGTGTTCCATAGGATCGGATACGACAACTGGACGGAGTTCGCCGTCGAGAAGGAGATCCTGATTCAGAATGGTGGAATCGGTATTGTTCCTCCCTGCGGACTGACACCACCGATAATCTTCTTGCGGGTACGTACCCGACCAGTATCTCTGATTCCAGTGGAAGTGGACTGATTCTTCGACTACACTTGTCATCATGGCCAAGAACAAGAAAAAGCCCCCCGTCAAGACTGCTAAGAGGAGTTATTCCAAGAAGAATCCTCCCGATCCCATTGTTCCGCCACCACCAGAACCCAAC